TGACAACGTAAACTACATTTACAACTGCATCAGTTCTCCCATTGATTTGGGGTAGTGTGAGCATCTCAGCGATGGTTGTGGTGAAAGTGGTCATAATTACAGTCCAGCAGAGTCAAGACGGGCAATGAGAGATGTGATTAGGGCTTGCTGTTCTTGAATAAACGAAACAAGGTTAGCCATTACCTCTGAACTGGATGGCTGGATAGATTGATAAATAGGGCGCTCTTTAGTTCCTGTAATGTTTCCGTCGTCATCTTTGATCTCAATCGTTTCAACAGCGTCTTTCTCGCCGTGACCTGAGTGCTTAGCGACTTCCATAAATTCATGGGCTACAAAGCCAACGCCTTCACCCGAACCATCCCACCATTGCCATTTCTTAGGCTTTAAAGCCATGATGAAATCTTTAGCGCCTGTCAAGGCCTCTTGATTATTTTTCAGACGGTAGTCAGAAGTCAGGTTGTACAGAACACCCGTTGTGCCGTTTTGCGTTATGGAGCCAATGCCAGCAGCGGCGTAAAGAAAGTTAATGTAGTTGGTTCCGGTTGTTGTTCCTGTGGCATGTTGGACTGCCATTTGTTTACTTGATGGGGAAAACAACAAAGAATTACTATTACTTGCTGCGCTAGTCGCCGTTCCCAATAGCAAGCTACCTTCATAATCGAGCGTCATTGCCCTAGCGCAAGCTCCTGCGGTACTTACGTTATTAATGTAAAAATCTAGTGAAGTTTCATAAGAGCCGCCGCGTCGCAATGTAACCGCTGCCCCGCCACCAGCGTTGCCTGCTTGAAATGTTAAACCGGATTCTGTTTCGTAAACACCGGCGTTTCCGTTATATCGAATCCCACCGTTAAGTTGACTAATGTTGGTAATTGTTGCGCTTGTTGAAACATTCCCTTGAACTGTTAACCGACCTCCCGCTGTCGTATTCCCCACCATCAAATTCCCACTAGCATCAAGCGTCATTGCTTGGGTAAAAGCAGGAGTTCCACCAGCAGTTCCATTATTTGATACGTACCAAGCATGGTATCCAACGCCCACGTTTTGCGAGTAGCGCCCCGCATAACCACTAGCTTTAAAAACAAAGTTAGTACCGTTAAAGTATGTGTTGCAATACATATCGGCAGAACCCGCAGAACCAGCTAAAGATGTAGCAGCGGCCACATCTAAAGCCTTAACGCCTGTTCCACCCCAAGCACTAGGAGTAACGCCAACACCTACGTTCCCGCTGGAGTCGATAGTCTGACGCACGTTACCCGCGCCGTCGCTGAGAACGATCCAGTTGCTGCCTGTCGCCGAAATAGGTGCGGCAGCACCGGTGTAAGCCCCGACGATTACGTTATTGCTGCCTGTAGTAACCCCATACCCAGAGTTGTATCCGAAGAAGGCATTTTGTACTCCGGAAGAAGTCGTCTGCCCCGAACCTTGACCAACAAAAGTATTGGAGCCACCGGTTGTTAGATTTCCAGAAAAGTCCCCTACAAACGTGTTATTTGTGCCAGACCCATTGGTTACCCCAGAATACGCTCCGACAAAAGTATTGTAGCTACCGGTAGTATTCAATCCGGCTCTGTGCCCAACCGCAGTAACTCGCGTACCCGACACATTAAAGAAAGCGGATTGATACCCGATAGCAGTGTTGTCTACCCCGGTTTGGCTGCTATAGGCAGCTTGGGTCCCCACGGCAGTAGTTGAAGTTCCTGAAGTATTGGCCTGTAAGGCGGAAACGCCCACGGCGACATTACTAGTAACAGCACCAGCGCCCAGTCCGACAGTTACGCCGTTAATAGTGGCATCCTTGGCACAAGTTACTGCGCCGTTTAACGTGGTTGCGCTCGTTGCACCAGACGTAGACGATCCAAGTGTGATGTTGGTGGTTGAGCCTGACGCGCCGCCTGTACCAATGTTGATTGTTTTTGTGTTGCCGGTGGACGTTATACCGGCTTGAATATCCGTTTGCTGGCTTACTGTTGATCGACCAAAAATTATCTGGCCTGTACCTAAAGTGCCACCAATTGTCATAACTCCGGTAGTTTGCGTAGTATGAAAATTTGATGTATTTCCAGCGCCCCCAGTAAAACTAAGGGTACCGGTAATTGTTGGGCTGTTACTGAGTACCAGGTTGGCGGAACCGGTGGAGCTTCCTACTTCAGTAATTCCAACTCTCCAACCAGTAACGCCAACAGCCGTGGTATCGATACAAGTACACATTAAAGTTGCACCAGCAACTAGGGTCCTAACTAGACTTCCGCCTGAGCTATTAATAGTCAATACATCAGTTGAGCTATTATTTATTCTAAAAGACCATCCGAGTTGCAAAGTAGATGTATCTGGAAGCACAACCGTTTGCGCAAGTGAGCCCGTAAACAGTTGATAAAAACTACTTGTATTTGTAAGTGTCGTAGTACCAGCTGTGCTTCCAGTTACAGTAGTCGTATATCCCAACAAGTTAGCTTGTGCTGCTGGTGCGGAGGCTTTTCCTGTGCCGCCTGAAGTAATCGGTAAAACGTTTGTCGCAGTGAGGCCAGTCCCAGAGCCATTGACGACGATAACGGCGTTTGCATTTCCAGATAACGTCGGCATTTTGTCAAATCCAGCCGAAACCAGGTCCAGCTCGGCGCGCATTGTCGCTGACGTGGCTGCGGAGCCAGTAGAGGGAAAAAAGCCATGGTTGTAGAAAGAATTGCTCATCGAAGTCCTCTGCGCATGCTGTAGTGCAAGATGGTTGAGTTGATCGTAAACGGGGCGTAGATGTCTGAAATTGAAGCTATGCGCACAGCGATGTTTTCGGCCGTGCCAACAATTTCGACTTCAGACGGCGCTAAAGTGCGACCGTCCCAAACAAAGTTGTCCCAGTTCACCTGGTCCCAAAAACTGGCCACCAAATTGCTGGAATAGATAGACCCGGTATGTTGGCCAATGTCAGTTGTAGAGTAACCCAGGTCGTAGCTAAAAATGAATTCAGCATAGCTGGTGCCCGTTATTTCCAAAGAACCTTTGCGATACCTTTTCAAAATTCGAGGGCTTTTAATAGCGTTAAAGACCAACACCAAGTTAGCCGAAATCTCGGCGCCATCAAAAGACGTACCCGCGTCAAGTCGGTACACGTAACCATTGGTTGATCCAAAGAATGAAGTCTCCGCCCCATCGGGCGACTCGCCTGCGCAGGCAACGGTGACCGCGTTGGGAAACTGGACCGGCATGGCACCCAGCAGCTTGTTGTTGGAAATCGTCAAGTACAGCGCATAGCTGTCGCTAAAAAAGACACGGTACTGCGCTTTTTCGCGATTCAAGCTGCTACCGGTTGCCAAGTTGCGTCGTTGTTGAACAAACGGGCGGATGTTTAGGGTGATGGCCGCAGAATCAAAGTTGCCGTAATTCAACGTGGTTTGCAAGTTGATTACGCCCCGGTCGTCAAACACGTAGCTTTGCGCCATGTTTTGCGCGGTGTAGGGCTTGGCCCCAGTGCCAACGTTGTATGACACCAAATTCCAGTTGTCCACGCTTGTGCCGTACAAAATGTAAGTGTCGCTATCGGTGTATACCGCCATGGCGCCGGTTGACTGGTTACCTGGCTGGACCAAAAAATTGGTCACTTTGTTGGTCAGGGCTATCTCACCGGCTCCGACGATTGGGCTCCAGGAATACGGCAGCCCAAGGCCCGAAAATTGAACCGATTCACCAAAAGCAAAAAACAAATGTTGCTTGTGGAACGCTACCCTGGTCGGAATGTCTGTCGGAGTCATGCCGGTGTGGATGGGTGCGTAAACGGTGCCGTCAAACTCAAACCCGTTGTTGACCCCATCGCACCCGTAAAGCCGCGTCTGATTGGCGTTGCCGCCAAAATTTCCAAACGTGGTTTCAACCGTGCCGTTTGGAGCCAAAGTAATGGCGGTTTGCGCGGCGGCAGCCTTGGCGTATGTAGTAGCGCCGATCCTTAAATTTTCACCGGCCTGAAATGTCCCGGTGATCGACGCAAAAATAAGGGTGCCTGCGGCATTACTGCCTGAATACGTACCCGAGGCTAGGAGAACTCGTTTAACCGTGCCTGTGGCCCCACTGGTCTGTCCTGTGATAGTGTTGCCTTCAGCCAGTTCGTTTGTGCCGGTGTTAAAGCCAAGCTCATAGCCCAAAGGAACCGAGGTCCACCCTCCGGTGGTGGACTTGTAGATGGCCATGGCCGTGCCGCCAGCGTTGTTGCGCCAGGCATAAACCACATTGTTGTAATACGCGACTCCGCGAATGGGGCCGCTGCCGGGTACGACCGTGATGTCGGCGCGATAAACGTCAGCCGCTAGGTTCAAGTATTCGGCTGCGGCTTTGCTGTCAGACGCAATGTTTCCGCCTGATCCGGAAAGCACGCCTTTTGTCACACCACCAACTTTGATGTCTTCACCGATCTGGAACGTCCCGGTTCCTTTTGTGTAAACTATTTGGTCGCCAGAGGAAACAATTACCACACCGGTTGCGGCGGAGGTGCCGCCGACAATAGTGTCACCAACGACGATGCTGGCCGACAAGGTTACCGTCAGAATACCGTAAGCCGCGTCCGAAGGGTTAGGTCGGCCATCAAAACGTTCGTACCCAGCAATTCGCGTGTAGCCTCCGGTTATGGAGGCTTCAAAATTTACAGCATCGCGTGCGAAGCCCGGGGGCAAAGACAAAGTTGGCGTAACGAGATCAAGACCGCCCGCCATTCGGATAAGGTCGTAACGAACCGGGGCCATCTGTTGGTTTGCCATGTCGGTGCTTTACGCTAATGGTGGACCACTGACAATGGTCGGGAGCTGGTCAATTTCCATTCTTGAATACAGGCGTCTGTACTCAAAGTCGCCGCGAGATAAAACCTCCGGTGCGGCCTCATACCCAGCGTAATACATCATGGACCGGTAGACAATTGCCATGTGATAACGTGCGGGAAGTAGCGGCGTGTCAGTATCCGCAGCCAGGGTAACCGGTTGGGTGTAATACTCGCCGTCAATTACGTAAACGCCGTCAGGTGTTGAGCCAAAAGCCAAGTCCTTGTTTGGCATGATGGACACCACCACAGGGCGAGCCTTGGTGTTGCGCATGTTGGCATAACGGTACAGGTTGCGGAACGTTGTCCACTCCATGTAGTTTAGAAGTTGTTCGTCTCGGTAGAGCGTCAAATCGCTGGCGCACCGGAAGCTATCTCGTTTCCAGTTGCCGAAATCCGTCAACCCGGCGGCAGTTGGGGAATACTCCCAAACGCCATCGGTGGTTTGAAAGTCAAAAGACTCCCGCATAAACAGCCAGTCCTCTTTGCTTGTCTGGATGTCGACCCAGGCTTGGACCACCCAGGACACCATGCGCGCCGATTCACCGGTTTGGTTTACGGTGGTGGTCAGGGCAGGCCCTGACACACCGCACTCAACGCGCGCTTGGTTGACAAGTTGAAGCAAGTTCATGCGGGGCCTTCAGTCTTAGGCTGGTTCTGCCAAAACGTTTTGCAGCCAAGCGCGGCCGCGAGGGTTGTCATCTTTGACCAGATCAAAGGGATAGCACAAGCCGTGGCGGGCGACCATGTCGATCTGGTCAGGCGCGGACGGATTGCGCGTTACCTGGGTGTACTTGGTCTCTTTCATGCGAGCCAAGATTTCCACGTACTTGCGCTTTACCGTGGTGGGGAAACCGCGCATGAGTGGCTGGTTCAGCCCGTTGCAGCTCACCACGCAGTGGTTGGGCTGGTTTTCGTCTGTGGTCGTGTGGACCATCACCGTGACGAGTTCGTTCATAAAGGCTTCGTCGCTGACGAGCTTTCCAAAATCTTTGGACTCGGCCACCGTTTCAATTTCGGGGGTGTCGTCCATGATTTCAATTCCTTGGACCGTTTGTTTTTTTGTCGTTGCCATCTTGATACTCCAGGGGTTAAAAATTGGGGATGCCAAAAAGCTGGGGACCCGAAAGCCCCCAGCAAAACTCTTCCGCTAAGAAGAGGATGGCAACAGATTACAAAGCCGCGCCGGGCATGTCCATGCAGTCGAAGTAAGCGCCGGTAATGCCGGTGGCGCTCAGATCGGTGCTGCCGGGGGTAAACGTGGCGGCAGAGCTGGTAGTGACCTTGATCAGACCAACCAACGTGGTGTTGGCGGTAACCTGGCTAGGTACGGGGCAAGGATCGCCAGCGGCTTGGATTGGACCTTGCGTGGTTGTGAAGGCGCCACCGGTGGTGATCCAAACTGCAAACAGACAAGCCTGGCTATTGCCCAAAGCGGTGCCGGTGCTAAAAGTCAGGTTGTCAGTTGCGGCTTTGGATTTGAACACCCCGTTGTTCGTGAACGTCAACGTGTTGGCGGTCTTGAACGTGTTGGCGTTTGTGCCTTCAGCCAAGCCAGCGGCGGTCAGCGACAGGTAGCCGCTATTCGATTGTTCAATGTTGTAAGACATGGTGAAATTCCTTTCAAAAATTAAGAGACTGTTGCCGAGAACGGCGTTGCTTCTGTGCCAGTACCACGGCCGAGCACTTGCGCGTAAAACACGGCGGGAGCTGCGTCGATGATCATGATATGGTCACCAACAAAGCCCCCCGTAGTGCTGCCGTTCAGCGTGATGGTGTCATCAGATGTAGCTGCGGCGTAGCCCAGCACTGCGGCGGCATTGTCAGAAATAACAAACGCCCGGCCAATCATCGAGTCAACCGCATTGGCGACTTTGATGGTGGTGCTGTTGGACGTAACAGTTGTTCCGAGAATAATCCGATACACAGAACCGGAGCCAGTAGCGGCGGGCAGCGTAATTGCGCAGCCAGCGGCAGCGTTAATTACGACGGTCCGGCCAGCGTAGTTGTCTCGGTCAAAAACCAGCGAGCTGGCAGACGAGACAACGGTAGAGCCGCCAAGCACTGCGCCGATAACGTTGCCGGTAAGGCGACCGTCATTGACCAGGCTGTAGAAAGCAGGATTGCTCATAAAGTTTTCCTTTTGGTAAACGGGGCCAGGTTGCCCTGGCCCCTAGCCATTACAGAGTGGTCACACCGGCTTCAATACGAGCCATGAAGGCGTCGTTCAAACGAACCGTGGCAAACCAAGTAGACGCGCCCACGTAGCCAAATTGGCCCAGCGGGTTGGCGTGGTTGGTCTGACTGGCTTTAAGCACAACCGGCTTGATAGCCGACATGCCTTTGAGCGCAACCTGGCCCCAGCAATCTTCACCGATGATGATGAAGGGGTACACGTCCACGTTGGACCCGCCAACAGACAACATGCCGTTGAGGGTGCTGGAACCGGCAGCCAAGAACGACTTCAACAGTGGCGAGCTGATGAAGCGGAAGTCTTCGCAAGCACCGACCTCACGGTCATGGATTGGCTTGAAAGAGCCGTACTCTTCCACCCGGGTGAAGCCCGGCAGGTTACGCACGTCAGACACTGCGTCAGTGTGGCAGAACACCACGTAGGCGGGCTGCACGGCACGGGTGCCAAAGTTCACGCCAGGAGCCAGGCGGCTGGTAACGCGGCGGGCACGGTTGGATTCCAAAGTGCGAGCTGCTTTACGAAGGCTGTTCAAGCTGATCGCGCTGTTGATCGCCGAGCGGCTGGAGCCGTTCGTGTAAACCACAGTGGAGCCAGCCTTCAGCACGCCGTAGCGAACCAATTCCATCACCTCGGCCAGGGTCTCGCCGGTCAGCTTGACCATCTCGCCGGGAATGTCGTCTTCGTACAGTTGCTCGGTTTTCGAGCTGTACTTGAACAGCACGCCGTACTGCTGGAGCTGCACAGTCACGTCCTGGAAGGAGATCGTGTTTGAGTTGGGGGTAACACCCTCGGCCAACACAAAGTTGGATGCGGTGATGTCAGGGGTGCCCACGTAGCGAGTGCTGTTCTCAATCGTGGTTCCGGCAGCCGTAGCGCCGAACGGCAGAGTACGACGGAACACCAGGGTGTCTGTCGAGTTCTGAGGCATCTCGCGTTGAGTGCCGAAATCACCGAGAACGGTGATGGGTTGTGCGTGTTCCAGCATGCCCTGGGCGGCGCGGATTAAGTTACGCGACGCTACGGTGCCGTAGTTTTGGATAGCCATGATTTCAGGTCCTTTTCAAAGATTGGTTAATAGCCGCGTTTTGCGAGTTGGTCCTCGCGCTTCTTGGCTTCGTAGTTCCACAGTTCTTCTGGTGACATGTCGTCCAATGTCTTGGGCGGCGGCGTCTGGCCAGGTCGAGTCGTCGCGGCTGCGGCGAGACGTGCTCCTCGCTCTTGCCTGATTTCCGATGCTGGTTTCGCTTTTGCTGTATGAAACAAGTCCAACATGCGAAGGGCATCTTTGGCTGCTGGGCTGTCAGCGAGATTTTTAATCTCGGTTGGCTGTAGTTGAAACCAGGCCGCAAAGTCCGGTGTCGCCACCGTTTCGCGCCAGTTTTCGTACTTGCCTTCAACACGGGCTTCTTCGATCGCGGTGCGCATTGACTCGCGCTCTGTGGCCAACTGCCGCTGCACGTAATCCACGATGTCCGTGGCCTGTACACCGGGCTGCATGCCGCTGAGCTTTGCACCAACGTACTCCTCCATCGCTCCCGCCCATTCCGGGAAATCCTGCTTGAGCTGCTCCCACTTCTCTGGGTTCTTGGCGGCGGCAGCCATTTGGCCCTGGCTGGGCGCGGCATCGACCAAAGTCGCTGCTTGGCGCCCCTGCTGGGCCTCACGCTGCATCGCAGCCACGCGACCCTCGGTAGTCTTTACGTGGTGCAGCAACTGAGCATTTGCCTGCTCCAGATGAGTGATCTTGCCCAGTGCAATTTTCACTTCTTCCGGAAGCCCGGCCAGTGGATCAACTGGTGCCTCCTGCGCTTGAGGTTCAGGATTTTCCTGTGGCGGGGTTTCCGGCACTGGCGCTTGAAGCTCGGGTGCGGGTGTATCACCACCGGCATCCAGCTTGTTAGCTTCCTCGTTCCACAACTGTTGCGCCTCTTCTTGAGACAGTTCGTTTTCTTCCACAATGCTCTCCAATAAAAAAGCCCCCTTTCGGAGGCCTACTCATACAGCCATGCGGGACTATTCGTCCGGCTCGGCCACCACACCCCGAGTTGCCTGGTTAGGCAAGTCGAGAAATCGTTTGAGCATTTTGATCTCACCCCTCAACGCCGCAGTCTCGTTTTCGGAGAGTCCGACTACGTCGTTTTTGACCCTTGTGCGCGCAAGCTCTGTTTCAGCCCATCGCCTCAATTGGTGCCAAGTTGAAGAAGTGAAATCGTTCATGCCATCAAAAAAGCCAGGTCATAGCCTGGCTTGGTTATTTTTGGACGCAAGGTCCCTGACCAGATTCTATGCGAAAGTGTGGCATCTGCGCAACACCCCTTTTAACTAGCGCCGCGCGCGACGCAAAACGCGAACAAACCAATCGGTGGCCTGGCCAAGAATGCTTTTTTGAAAAGCCCCTTGCTGAAAAGCGTTTTGCTGAAAAGCGCGGCTCATGCGTCTACAGCGCCGTCAAACTCGGGCTTCTGCTTAATGATTGCATACAAAGCAGCACGGTCTGCACCGGCAACATAGTCACCACCAGAGATCGCTACTTTGCCTGCGGACAGAGGCTGCTTGCCAGCATCACGGGCCTCCTTGGACGCATAGCCGTAGAAAGTGACTTCAGTGCCTTTGCCTTTGAAGTCTTCTTGGACTGCGCCGATGTTCCAGTACGAAGCTGGTATTCCAAATTCGGTGTCAATTGATTTGATGAGTGCCATGATTTTCCTAAAACATTAAAAACATATTGCCGGTGGATGTTGCAATTGGGGTGTAAGTAATGATGATCGTACCTACAGCGCCAAGGCCCCCGGTGGAAATAAACGAAGAAGCCGCGCCACCGCCGCCGCCACCCCCGCGATTTCCACCCGCGCCGCCAGAATTAACTGCTGTCGCGTTACGTCCATCGCCACCACCGCCACCACCAGAATAAATAGTAGTCAGGTTTGCATCACCACCAGCCGATCCAGAAGTGGATGCAGCGCCACCATTACCACCAGCACCAGCGCCAGTACCCGCCGAACCTCCAGTAGCTCCAGAACCTGCTCCACCGCCGTTACCGCCCCCGCCGCCATTACCTATTGTGGCTACGGTGTTTGTTGAGCCTGCCCCGCCAACGCCGTTAGGGCCAGCAGCGCCACCGCCACCGCCCCCTGCGGCTGTTGATGTATTTCTACCGCTCCCACCATTACCACCAGCCCTCGATGTAGTGGTGTAGATAACGCCATTTATTTGAGCATAACCGCCTGCACCACCAGCACCGCCTGTAATGCCCGATCCAGCAGATCCGGTAGTTGCGACTATTAAACTACTTATGATAGGAAGACCGGTACAGCCATCAGTTGCGATAGTACCATTCCATAGAAAGCTAGCACCTGTACCGTTAGTTACATAAAGATTATTACTGACGTATCCAGCATCAATTGCGGCTTTTAGAGGTACGTTTGTTGCCAATAGATATTGACCACCACCACCGCCGCCGCCAGAACGACTTGATAAGCCAGAAGCACCATTCCCGCCAGCAGCATATATTTCAATGGTATTGGCTGCGTCATTCCAATCTGCTGGAAGATCCCATGTGCCAGCGCCGGTAAGTGTTATTTTTGCCATTATGCTTTAACTATTTGTGAAGGCATTATATTTATTATTGTGGTTCCATCTTCTAATGCTTCAATTTCATGCAATACGTTTGCTGGCATTTCATAAACAATATTGTTTGAAATAACAACAGATTCTTCACCTACAGTAATTTTGCATAACCCAGACTGGCAAACTGTCCCATGCGCAAAAACATGGGAGTGCATGGGTATGCCTTCACCAGTATTTGCTTGGTAAGTATTAATCTCAACCCCAAGGTAGGTAATACTTGACAGTCGTTTTGCGATAACCATATTAAGCCTCTTGCGACACAGCTACTGCGTCCCAACGAGAATCGGCTGCGTTGTATATGCAACCGACATATACCAACTTTGAGGCCACTGTGGTCGTGGGCAAGGTGACGCCAACAACACGGAATGAATTGGTTGAGCCTGTTGTCCAAGTTAAAGCACGAGCAGTGCCGTTGTCCTTAAACCTGAACATCATTCGTTGGCCGTCAGCAGGGGAAGCGTTTGCATCTGCGTTAATTGTCAAAGCGTTTGCCAAGGCGGTTATTGCGTATTCGTCAAAAGATGTGCTATTCCAAGCCAAGGGTGATGTGACGTTGGCTGCGCTACTTACCTTGGGCTTAATGCTGGTCGTAATGTTTACACGCCCCACGCCCTTTGGTGTTAAGGTTATGTCAATGTCGTTATTACCACCATTAACACCCAAAACAACAGGGTTTCCGGTTTGAGAACCTGTAATTTGGAATCGGTTCACAACAGTACCTGTGTGAATAATATCAAGATGTCTTGAGTTGGTACTTAAGTTATTAGTGTAAAAATAAATAGATGAAGTGGATTTTGCTGAAAGAACTAAATTTATAGCATCATCGCTACCTTGCGCCGTAATTGCTGGATTTCCTCCGGTAGCCGCACCCGCTACTTGTACATAGTTAACAGCAGAAGCTGTGTGATTTATGCTAAATTGAGTTAATGCGCTTATTGCTGAGTTTGTTTTAAATGCAATTGCCGCAGCCGCACTATTTTGAACAATTGGTGTAGTTGTTGACGTTGATCCAGTCAAAGTCGTAAAAGTCCCCGCTGCCGCAGATGTGCCGCCAATAGCAGGTGGGCTAGACAAGTCGAGCGTACCGCCAAGGGTAAGGTTTCCTGAACTGGTCACCGTGCCAGACAAGCTGATGCCGCTGACAGTGCCTGTGCCGCCCACTGATGTGACTGTGCCGCTGGTAGCTGGGGCGGCCCATACGGGGGCTGTAGCGCCAGTGTTTACGGTCAGTACCTGACCGGCGGTGCCGATTGCCAAAGCGGTTCCTGCGCCGCTTGTGCCGCCGTAGATCACATCACCCGCTGCGGACATGGGCGACAGGGCGTTGAAACCTGCCGCCTTGGTTGTCTGGCCCGTACCGCCGTTGGCGATCGCCACCTGCCCCGTCAAAGTAGACGCCGCAACAGTCAACGGCGTGGACTGCTTGACGTTGATCTTGCCGTTGGTCGAATCGACGTAGGTCACCGTTCCAACTTGGATAATGAGTCCAGTCGGCGGCACAGTGTTCATCAATTGCCCCGCCGAGTAGGGGCTGAGGTACAGCACCTGCCCAACAGTAAATGTCCCGGTGTTGACTTTGTCGATACCGCCCAAGAGGGTGACATAACCGAATGCGCCACTGGCAATTGCGCCGTTTGTCAACCCTACTACCGCTGCGGTAGTTGAGGCATCTGCTTTTGCCAAGGCAATGTTGGGGTACGTCTGGCCGCTTGATGTGCCAGTCAGGTACACGGGGGAGCCGTTGGCAATGCTTGAGCCTGTGTTGTTGATGACCTTCAGTTGCAGGTCTTGGCCGATGTGAACCGGTGCAGTCGCAGAGTCGTTGTAGTAGCTTAGGGAGTGCTGGGTGCTGTCAAACCAAAGCCGTCCTTCGGCGTAGGTAGGCGCGGTAGTTGATGTCCAAGCCTCGTAACTGACCTGCGTTGGCGTGGTCAGGCTGGGGCTGGTGGACAGCACCACCGAGCCCGTTCCGGTTGACGTTGTAACGCCTGTACCGCCGTTGGCGACCGCTAACTGCCCCGTCAAAACGTGGTTGTTATTCCAGTCAGAAGGAACCACTTCACCGGCAGCAACGGCTGCCGGGTCATCGGCAATTGCGCTAACTTTGGCGTGCGTTACATCAAAGGCCATGTTTTATCCAATAAGGTTGCGAACCTTGGCGCGGATTTCTTCAAGCTGTGCCTGGGCGGCAGCCAACTCTTCTTGCGTTGCGACCATGTCCGCGCGTGCGGCTGCTGCCTCCGTTTCCGCAACGCTGGCCTGGGCTTTGGCGTCGTTTAGCACCGTCGTGGCCTGGGCAATCAATGCGCTGGCCCGAGCCTGCGCTTCTTGGACCAGGGCTGCGGCTTTAGCAGTAGCCTTTTGATCCACGTCCGCTGCAAGCGCATTGGCTTTCAGCTTGGTTTGTTTTGCGCTTTCCTTGGCTTCATCAATCAGAGCTTTTGCTTGCTGTTGCGCAGCGGCGGTGTCCGCTGCTATGCCTGCGATCTGGGCTTTGGCGGCGTCCAGCTCAACGCGCACATCCGCAATCTGTTTTTCAGCCTCAGAAGCGGCTTGGATTAGCGAGCCAACCTGGGTCAGTTCGGCTGCTGCGTCAGCGTAAAGCTGGTGTTGTTTGGCCAAACGCTCCAGGGCGTCGGCAGCATTCAAAAATTTACTCATGGTAGGTACTCCTTATGCAGACCAAGAGCGTGGAAGAATTTTCCGCGCGCAGACAATTACCGTGATGGACGTAGTTCCATCGCCAGCGGAAACCCGGGGACGCATGTACAGCGTGGCCTCGGCCAACTGCTTAATGCTTGCGGAGGTGACGGACATTGTTGTCCCAAAGGCGTCGTTCAACGTGGCCCAATTGGTGCCGTCGTTGCTGCCTTCAATCAGCACGGTGCCACCGGAACCAAAAGTGCCAAACACCTGGATGGTGCGGTCGGCCCAATCAGGACGGGGGAAAGCAAGACCACTATCGCCGTTGGCCAGTAAGGTCCAGGTGCCAAGCTGGACGCTGTCCGCGCCGCCGCTTTGCGAGATTATGCAGGCTATGTTTGCCATGAAGATTTCCTTTCAGTGATTTAGATGCCGGAACCGGTTTGCAGTTTGAGGTTTTGCTCAGCAGCGTAGATTTCCTTCTTGCTGCGTTCGCGAATAGCTGTGTCGGCCAGCTTAGCTTTGATTTGCTCCAGGCTGATGTTCTGGGTATTGGACATCTTGAGCATTTCGATTTCGCGTTGCATTTGCAATTCGGCCATGCGGAGTTCGCCTTCTTGCTGGGCCAGTGCTTGGCGCAATTGGATTTCAGCGGTATCAGCCTGGTTCTGCGCCTGGGCTTTTTGCATGTCGGCCTGGGCACGAATCTGCGCGGCCTGGATGCGGGGGTCTGCTTCCTGTTGGCCTTGCGGGTTGGCTGCGGCCTGGGCTTGCTGTTCCTTGATTTTTTCCAGCTCGTCTTCGGCTTTGAACACGTCCTTGGGGTCGATGTGCTGGGCCTGCAAGGCTTTTTCAAACAGTTTTTGCGGGTCCAGGTAGACGCCAAATACTGGGTTGGTTGCGGCAGCCAACAGGTTCATGAACGATTGGTTCTGGATGTCGCGGATCAGCAGCGCGCTGGAGCCTCGGGCGTCAACGCTAAAGTCGCCTTTGATTTCTTCGTCCTCGCTGTACATCATGTTGTAGTCGTAGTACCGGCGAATGTGCGGTTTGGTGATCATGTCATCAAATTGCTTGACCAGTCTACGTAACACCACATTGGCACTGTTCATTAGCATTTGCATGCCACCGACAGTGTCTGGCGCCGCCCCCTTCTCGCCCTGGGTGATTGCCGGGACTCCGGTTTCTTGGTCAACCAGTTCCATGGCCATCTTGATGATGCCCGCCAGTTCGGCCTGGTGGCTGTTGAATTCCACTGCGGTGAAGGCTTTGCGCACGTCGTCTACGTCGTCAGTGGCAAACCATATCTTGCGGGCGCTTAGCTGCCACTGCTTGTCGGCAGGCTGGATCGCCCCGGCCTTGACAATGATTTGCGGCCCGCTGGACACGCCTGCGTTGTCCATCATCTGGCGCCAGGCGGCGTTCAAGACCCGCTGCTGGGCGCGCATCAGGTACGGCACGCCGTAGCCCCACACGCTGTCGGCCACTTTTTCCCAGACAAAGAAGTCGTAAGGCAGATCGCCGCTTTCTAGTGGGTTAAGGAATGCCTTAACTATGGTGTTGTTGATCATCACCGAGCAAGCGCTGATGCTGCGCAACTCGTCTTTGGGGCCTACCTTCAGCCCAGTCGCTTCCAGGTCGTCGTGGTCCACTTCGCCCCAGTAGGTCCACATCTCGTACACATCGGTGGCAATATCGCGCTGGTCTTCGTCCTTCAGCTCCTGGAAGGTGGCCGACTTCTTTGGGCCTTCTTCCAAGACCTTGCGAAGCTGGTCCTTCATAAAGCCCGGTTGCTTGGCCAAATCACGAACCTGGCGGCTGGTCAATTGCTCCCGCTCGTAGATGCCCTTGCCGTTGTGGATGCAGTCGCCGCAACCTGGGTCCGGCCAAACGTTGCGCGGGTCAACGCTGAAAGTTGCGGGCCGCAGTTCTTCGACAATCTCCAGGGTGTGCACCTGGTTGCCTTCCATGTCGGAATAAGGCTGCCAGGCTTTGCGCGTGCGGTTGGTAACGATCGGCCCTTTGATCACGCCGGTGCCAAGCACGGCCGAGTTGTGAATCGCCTTGCGCACTTCGGCGTTGTAGTCGCACTCGGTAAGCTGGTCGTCAATCTCAAGCTGCATAGCTTCTGACTTTTTGCGCGCCACATCCATGGCAGCCCGCGCAATGTCCTTCATTCGAAGCGGCTCTTGAGTCTCGGGGTGCAGCAAAGGTTCGCCGGTGTTTTTGTCGCCCGCCATTTGCCCATCACGGGCCATGGTCATCAGGGTGGGCTTGGGAGTGGGCTGGATACCCCAATTCCGGTCATCGGTGGGCAGCAGGATGTCGGCTAGGCGGGCTTCGGCCGCATTGGCTTTTTGCCTGGTCAGGCCAATGTAGACGGTCGAGCGGTGCGGCTTGGCCGCTTGGGTGGTGACAGGGTAGCCCTGCTCTACGCTGGTCATCATCTGGCTGGCTGCCTTGCTGATGTTGTCTTTGGCGTTGTACTGGTCCTCGTCCTCAAGCCAGCGCTTGTCTACGCCGTAGCTGTAGCGGGCGCGCACCCACTGGTCGCGCTGCTGGGCCATGCTGTTGCCAAACGCCTGCAAGCGCTCTTCACGCATTTCTTTCTGCGCTTGCGGGTCCATGACCTCAACGTCAATATTGATTTCTGGGGGCTGCATCTGGAGTCCTTAACGTGGCTGCATTTGTTTGCCAATCAGCCCTGTGCTGTTGATCATCTGACCGGGACGCGGTGGGCGTGCGGTGCCCTGGCCCAAGGCGCCAACGGGAGTGCGCGCCCCGGCTTGCGGTATGCCAAGGGCCTGCACTTTTGGGCCAACTTGGGTGGGGTTTTGCGACGCCAGCATAGAAGCCCGATCTTGTGTAGGCCCTTGCTGTTTTTGCTGCTGCATCTGCTGATTCAGCATCTGCTGATTCAGTTGGTCTTGCGAGTACTGTTTTTGCTGCTGCATCTGCTGATTCAGCATCTGCTGATTCAGTTGGTCTTGCGAGTACTGATCCGGTTGTTGCGGCGTAGTGGGAAACGAACCAATGCCAACGCCCATTTTTGGCGGAAGCAACATAGAAGCCCGATCTTGTGTAAACCCTTTCTGTTTTTGCTGCTGCATCTGCTTATTCAGCATCTCCTGATTCAGTTGGTCTTGCGAGTACTGATCCGGTTGTTGCGGCGTAGTGGGAAGCGAACCAATGCCAACGCCCATTTTTGGCGGAAGCAACATAGAAGCCCGATCTTGTGTAGGCCCTTTCTGTTTTTGCTGCTGCTGCTGCTGATTAAGTTGGTCTTGCGACGTAGTGGGAAACGAACCGGCGCTTTTGGAGTTGCCGACGGCAAAAGGGTTGTTAGTTGGCATATTAATATCCTGCTGTTTCGTCAAGCACCCCAAAAACGGGGACGTTAGGCGCGCGCGTTGCGCGGACCCGGGCTTCCGACTCTTCTTGCGTCTTGGCGAACCGGCGCATCATTATCCCGTACCGGCTGGCAGACATCAAATCGTCGGTCAACTTGACCACCATGCCGTCCTTGCGGTGGTACAGGCGAAACTCTTCGAACCAATCTTCCAAGTGAGCAAACACCCGCAGGCGCATGGTCTGCATCCGGCTAAGCATGTCGGACAGGCCCGCCTCGACGCCGTTGCTGCCGTCCTCGAAGGTAGCCCGGTCCTTGAGCATGTTCAGCCCCTGGTCCTTGTACTGCTTGGCCAACTGCTCTCCGGAGCCGCCTTTGTCACGCTGCAAGCCGTCGTGGGGCCAGGCCACCGGCACCCACTCGCCGCGCGCCCGCAAGGCCATGGCGTGGCCAGCGATGCCGGGCTCGCTGCGCCGGTAGGTGTCGGTGATGTAAATCGTGTCGCTGTCGCGGTCCCACGCCAGCCAGGCGGCTGCCGTTGGGTGGTCAACCCCAAAGTCCATGCCGACAATCCGTGGCCAGTGCGGTGGGATCGGGAAGGCGCGCACCTTGATTGCGTCTTCGGCAACGGGGAAGACGCGGCCACTGCCCAAAATGGGAATGCCCTTGGCGCGCGCCTCGCGCTCATGCTCCGGGTAGCTGGCGATGATCTCTTCTCGCTGCTGGGGCGTGTAGTGCTCGGCGTCGTGGATCGTCATCTTGGTGACGCTTGACCCGGCAGGCTTGTCGATCAAGAACCGCTTGACCACATCGGACATGCCCAGCAGCGGCGTGAAGGTGACGAACACCTGGCCACCGGTTGCCTGAGTGCGGGTCAGGCCCTCAGAGTAAATCGACAGCGGCGGCTCCTCATCGAACCAGACGAAGTCCACGGTGTCGGCCTGCCACTTGGTGCGGCCCTGGTCGTAGCTGTTGAACTGAATGACCGAGTCCTCGCCGCATGCGTGGCGCACCACGATGCTGGACACGGCATCCGGCACGCCCTGTTTCATGCTGGTATCGCGCAGGCATTCGTGCGGTATCGCTCCGGTGCCCCACTCGTCTCGCATCTCCGGCGGGCCAAGTAGCAACCGCTGCACGCCCTTGCGCGTCAGTTCGGCGGACTCGGACCCGACCATCGACCGGGTGGCGTAAGGGAACCGTTTGCCCGTCCACCAATCGGGGTAGCGGCCGGTTGCGTGCATGGCGACCTCGAAGGCGCCAGCCCAGGTCTTGCCAAGCTGGTTGCCCGCCATGAACAAGCGCTCGCGAAACGACGCTCCAGCAACGTGAAAATCGACCTGCCTGGCGTAGGGCGCGTAGACGGCCAGCTTGTTCCGCTTGGCGCGAATGTCGCGAATGCGCAGCAACTCGTAGACCTGGAGCTTCTCTTCGTGGCTGAGGGCCGACAAGTCGATTTTCGTCAGGTCCAAATCGTCCAACTTCATTTGGCAGCCTTCGCAAGCAACATGACCAGGCGGCTATCGAGTTGCTCGTTGGTCAGTTCCAGGTTGCCGGAGACCTTCATCTCCACCGACTTGAGCTTGGGCTGCGTGTACTGCAAAAGCTCATTCAGCGTGCGCAGTTTGGTGTCGTCGTCCAGTGCGGGACGCATCATTGGCGTGCCGTCCTTGTTGACGCGCGGCTTGCCGTTGGCGTCCAAGACTGGCAACTCCTTTTTCAAAATCTTGATCATCTCGATCGTCGGGTCCAGGCCCTCTTCGATCAAGGCCTCAGAAACCATCTTCAGGTTGATGCCCATCGGCTTCTTGCTGGACCGCTGCTTGGCGTGAGCACTGGCGTGCGGCACCCCACCGGATTGCAGATCGTCGGCGGTGGCCAGCCTGGGCGGTGCCCCGGCCAATTCGGCAAGTCGCTGCGGTTTGGTTTGTCTAGCCATTTAGGTTGAACTCATGTTTTTGCGGACCAGGCCACCATCATTGCGCGCGCTGATCGCTTTGGCTTTGGCCTTGGCGTCTCCCTTGCTGCTGGCGCCCCAGGCTTGCAGGCTCTTGAGCAAACGGGTGGGCTCGCCGTTCTTGCGTTCAGGCCCAGGCATATTGCCCATCCGGGCCAAGAAGCTGGCGCGGCGCGGGTTGTCGCCCGCCTTGACCGGCGCCTTGAGGTTCATTCCCTCAGCCTTGGCGCTGGCCCGGCCTTTGGCGTTCAAGCCGCCAGACTCGGCCTTGCCTTCTTTGCGCTGCCAGGCCGGGGTTTTCATTTCATGGCCTTGCCAATGATGCCGGTCTTGGCCGTCTTGGCTGACTGCTTGAAGTCGGCTGCCGTCGGGGCGCCCTTGCTGCCCGGCTTGCGCATACGCTCATTGCTTCCATTGGCGATGCGTTCGCGTTTGGCCGCGATGTTTGCGTACAGGCCTGGTTTCATTTTTGCTTCTTCATCGCTTTGCGCAAAATGCCGGTGCCCTTGTCAGCCTTGTTGAAGTCCTTTGCCACAGACACAGGAACGCCCACCTTCTTGGCGAAGGCGGGATTGTGCGCAGCAGCGGCCATCATCTTGGCCTGGGCGGGCGACCGGCTTGGCATTAGATTTTGCCGTTGATGATGCCGCTGTTAAAGCCCATCGGCGTCTTGGCCATGCCGCCCTTGTATTCGGGCTGCGTGGTGTTTGTGCCGGGCATAGGCACGGGAACCTTGCCAGGAATCTGGCCAGCGCCCTGGGTGGCGTTGCCGCCACCGCCGATAGCAGCGCCGGTTTTCATTGGGTTGCCAGCAGCGCGCATGGTGTTGCGGCTCTGTTCAGTTGCGTAGTCTTGCATTGCCATGGTGAGTTCTCCGGGGGTTAGGCCATCAGGCCGGGTTGGGGTTTGCGTTTTTGCGCCTCTTGCTGCCACATCTGACCGTAGTCTTCTGGGCCTTCGGTGGCTTCCTCTTGGGCGCCTTCGCCCATCTCTTCTTTCAGGATCATGCCGACGTACTTTAGGCACTCGTCGGCGCTTTGGCATTCATAGGGCTGCTGGCCTTCCTGCATCGCGCCGCCCGGGCTGCCAGGCTGTTGGTTCTCAGATTCATCGCCGCCAGTCGTGACGGTGATCTTCTTGTCGTCGCCGACGGTGATGGTGATGGTTTCCATGATTTTCCCAATGAAAAAGCCGCCTTTTGGGCGGCTTGGTTGTGAGCTTAATTAGCAAAATCGCAGACGCAACTGTGCGCAAAAAGTGTACGCCAAAGGAGATTTCAGGTCAAGTGGTCAAAAACTAGAAAAAATCAACACCTTATGTTGCATAAAAACAACACTTGGTTGTTGCATAAAAACAACACTTCTAAATTATTTTTGTTGTATTTACGCAACAAACAAAATAATACTAGACAGGAACTGTCAGTGTCACTACATTTGAGTTGTGGTCATTAACGACCCACCGCGAAGGACCAGCGGGATACAAAAAGGGAACCAGCCGATTACGAAGTACCGACCAGGGAAACAAAAGGCCAGACCGCTTAGACCCAGCCCCCCAGGCTGCCGAGTGCGAAGGAACCGATTAAGACGGTAGGAAATAGCAAACAGGCAACGCTAACGACGTAGACAACCTCACCGGGGTATCAACCCGAGGCTCGAAGCAATGGCGCAACGGTGGTCTTTAGACCAGCAAACGACGGGAGCGAAGAGATTTCCACAAGGTTCAGGACTAGCCGCCCTGTTACCGTCACCAAAGGGCAGCGTGCTGTCTTTTGGCGGTGTATCCAGGCGACCGACAACGGCCTGGTTTTTTGGAGACTGATATGACTCTTATTGCAAAACGCGGCGGCTACGAAATATGGGCCCAGTTTGATCAAACCGCTCAGGTTTACGAATTGTTCTTTGACGACGATGGTGTGGGCTACACCGGCTGGAACGTCGATTCGCTAAAGGATGCAAAAGCCGCTGCAAAGTACATCTTTGCTGAACAAATGGCAGTCTGATCTCAGCGTGCTGCGCCGTGACAGGGCGCATTGCAGTGTGATCAACACTCCGATCCAGCCGGATGCTGGGAATTTTTTGGAGATCGAGATGGAAACAGTAATTCACACTGAAGACCGGGTGCGCGTCAGCATTGATTCTTGGGACGACGGCGGCGTCTGGCTCAGCCTGCAACTCAGGGGTGCCAGCGCCAACGCGGTACTCACCAGGGCAGAAGCCCTGACCATGCTTGCTGGTTTGCAAGCGATCCTGGCAGCAGAAGAGGTGGCAGTATGACTTTCCCAATCCCAGCACCTGCGCAACAACAAATTGTTTTGGACAGAGTGGACATGAACATAGCCATGTTCAAGCGGTATGCCGACGAAGCCGCAAGAACAATGCGCATGCAGGTAGACCGCATACAACTGGTTGACTTCTTTGAAGGCCGGGCCGAGTTTGACGACTTGGCTTACTCAGCCAAACAGTGGATGCAGGTGATGCCCGCCTGGGGCACTTACGGCACCTAATGTTGCGTAAAAACAACACCTACTTGACGGTGACTGTCACTGTGCTACATTTGAGTCCTGGTCATTGATGACCAGGCCCCAAAGGACCAGGGGGATACAAAAAGGGAACCAGCCAAATACGAAGTACCTCACGGGAACCAAACGGCCAGACCGCTTAGAACCAGTCCCCCAGACTGCGGAGTGCGAAGGAAATACCAAAGGGCAGCGCGCTGTTTTTTGGCGGTGTATCCAGGCGACCGACAACGGCCTGGTTTTTTGGAGTTTCATCATGGCTAAGACCATCATTCAGGCGATCACCGCCGACGACATCGACACGCTCGGCGTGTTGCTCGCTGACATCAGCCGCCTTACTGCCCAGGCAGACGCTATCAAGACCCGCCTCAAAAAAGGCGGCGTCGACAAGTACAACGGCGACTTGTACACGGCCACGATCGTGGAACAGCAGCGTACCAGCTACGACCCACGCAAAGTGGAGATTTTCCTGGGCGACAGAATCGGCCTTGTGGAAAAAGTTACTGCCGTGACCAAGGTCATGGTCACTTCTCGGCAGGTGTAATCATGAGAATCACCATCACCCTGCGTGAGGTGTACGGGGTAGTCAAAGCCTACCCCGTGTGCGTCGACGCCCACTTCTTCGCCGATCTGGCTGGCACCAAAACCCTGACGGTTCAGGCGCTGGCCTTGATCGCCAAACTCGGATATGACGTGCAGTGCACGCCTGGCTTAACCCTGGAGAATTTGAAGTAACCCCCTGGGGCTTCGGCCCCTCACCTAAGCCTGGCGTGCCGGGTTTAGGCGGTGTATCCAGGCGACCGACAACGGCCTGGTTTTTTGTTAAAGGAAAATTTATGTCTCACGAATTGACAACCCACGCCAATGGCCGCGTTGAATTTGCTTACCTTGCCTCTGACGGCACACCGTGGCACGGCCTTGGCCAAGCCCTGGAAGACGGCACCAGCCTGGACGCCTGGAGGGTGGCTGCCGGGATGGACTGGAAAATCAAGCGCGGTATCGTGCGCTACAACACCGAGTTCGGCGGTGGTCAGCTTGAGTTGCCTGACCAGCACGTCCTGTTCCGCTCCGACACCAAAAAGCCGTTGGGGGTTGTGTCCAATCGCTACCAGGTAGTGCAGCCCGGTGACGTGATCGAGTTTTTCCGCGACATCGCCAAGGCCGGTGGCCTAGAGTTGTCCGCTGCTGGCACGATCTACGACGGCAAGCGCTTCTGGGCCACGGCCAAGATCGGCGAAGCCGCTCCGGCGTCTGTGCGTGACACGATCGGCGGCTACATCCTGATCAGCACGTCGGCTGACGGGTCGCTGGCCACTGAGGTGCGCCGCACCACGGTGCGTACCGTTTGCAAGAACACCTTGCAAATGGCCATGGCTGATGCCCCGGCGTCGGTCAAGGTGACCCACCGCTCCACTTTCGACCCGGCTTCGGTGAAAGAGTTCATGGGGCTGAACACCGCTGCCTGGGACGCGTTCCGCGCCACGGTGACCGGCTTGGCCAACATCGATTTGCACGAAGAGCACGCCGCTGACATCGCGGTTCAGGTCTTCGGCGGCGGTGAGAAGGTCCGCGAGACGGCTGGCTTCAAAAAGGTGATGTCGCTGTTCAACGGCGACGGCATGGGCGCCATGATGGACGGCGTCTTCGGTACTCGCTGGGGTTTCCTCAACGCGGTGACCGAATACGCTGACCACCACGTCCGCGCTCACAACGACCAGAACCGGTTCGTTGCTTCGCAGTGGGGCGCTGGCGCTGCGCTGAAGGCCCGCACCCTGGACCTGCTGACTGCTTAAACCCCGGGGGCTTCGGCCCCCTTTTTCATTGGAGACTGGTATGCAAACAATCACTTTGGGCAAAGCCCGCTACACCATCCGCGACGACCGCGAGGGTTTTCTTGGGGAGGTGGTTAAGTTCACCGGTAAGCACAAAAAGGTGCGGCTTCAAGGCGGCGTGTCCCGCAATTACCCGCGCTACGGTGCGTACTCCAGCACGGCGGAGTACGTGCGGGAATACCACATAGCTAACGCCAAGGTGTACACCTCTACCGACAACGGCAAGCCTTACGACTACGCTGGCTACGTCCAATCCATCAACGACTTCTTCCGGCCCTTGAGCACGCACCAGACGGTGCCACAGGGCGAATACGGCATGGAGGTAGAGGCGTGATTGAAAAAGCCCTTTTCGCTGTCGTGTACACCGCAGCCGTCGTCGTGCTGCTGCTCGACACCTTCTACTGGGTGCGCGCATGAGCCGCACCGTCCTACTGGTCCTGGTGATCAGCCTCGCCTACTACTTCGCAAAGAACTAAACATGCAAATACTTGACCTTGAACAATTCCTTTACGACGTGTCCTGGTCGGACAACGTGCGCCACAAGATACGGGTCATGGCGGACCGGGACGACCTGCGATACCTGCTTGCGTACAACCTGGACGGCAAACTGTCTTGCGCGGCTTTCACCGACAAGCCGGATTCGTTCGTCGACGTAATCGCGATCTGGTCCAAACGCGGTGACGACCCGACTGTGCCCGCAGAAAAGTCTCGGACCATGCAAGCAATTGACCTGGTGCTTGACGAAGGCCTGACCGTCTACGCTGCATCCAAACAGGTTGGGGTCAATGAATCTGCCGTGCACCGAGCCCTGGGGCGGCGCAAGGACAAGCAAATCTGTCCTTGCTGCAACCAGGTCATTCGGCGGTAGACAGCTTCTGCTGTATCTGGCGGGCCACGTCCCGCTCCAGCCTTACGATGACTTCGACTAACGCCAATTCCGCGTCACCGTGGAGTTGGCGTTTGCCGGTGCCGTTGCAGTCCATGCAAATCTCGCCGTTCAAAATGGGTGTGCCTTCCACCACACCGTATCCCCTGCCAAAGCAAACCGGACACACCTCCCTGCTTAGGTGCTGCAACACGGTGAACACCGTGTCCACTTCGTGCCCCATACCCATCAAAGCCTCCGCGATCTTGTGAATCTCGCGGTTGTCACCGGCGTAACGCCACCTCCAAATCGACAACCCCAGCGGGTTGCTCTGTCCGGCCATCCCACAAGCCCTGATGATGTCGATGTCGCCAAGCTCACCCGATGGCGGGTCTTGCAGGTTCTTGCTTGTCTGCGCGCTGGTGATTTTTTCTCTGCTTGTCATGTTTTGCTTTCCAAGTGTTTAAAAAATGCGTCTTGCTCTTGCTCTTTGCGGTACAGCCCGGCCAGCAGCCGCTCGTCTGCAATGCCGTTGGCCGCGATGATCCGGTAGATGCTGGTCGTGTCGCCCACCTGGCCGCTACGCACGATCCGCTTGTTGGTCTGGTCGTACATCTCAAAGCTGGCCGGGATTGTGAACCACGCAATGGCATTGAAGTGCTTTTGCAGGCCGTCGATCCCGTGCGCAGCACTGCCTGGGTTCAGCAGCGCCAGCTCAACCTGGCCAGCCTTGGCCGCTGCCAAGCCGTCCGGTGTCGTGATGTCCACCGCCGCCGGGAATCTGGCTTTCAGCCGGTCGAAGTCGTGCGTGTACCAGTACGCCACGATCAGCGGGCCGTCCACCTCCTCCACGATCTGATCCAGTTCATCCAGCTTTTCGTTGTGCAGCAATTGAACCTTGCCATCGTCGCCAAACACCGCGCCCTGGCACATCTGGTGGAGCTTGCCTGCCACCGTGCCCTGGCTTGCTGCCGTCAGGCTTAGGTCGTCAAAGTCCAGGACCTGGTTGGCTTGCAGGTCCATGCACGCCTTCTCCACCGCCTTTGGCAGGGCGACGTAGCGGTCGATCACCACCGACTTCAGACCCAAGTCAGGCGCCACCGCGAAGTAGAGGTCCGCGATCCGGTTGTACAGCGCGGCCTCCATCCCCTTTCTCAGTTGCCAGCTATAGACCTGGCCGGTCTGCCGGTTCTGTTTGTTCGGCTCCAGGTAATCTGACCTGAACCCGGTCAGGGTGGCGCCCAGGCGCTGGCCTTGGTCAAGCAGGAACACGGGCGCGAACAGTTCATGCGCTGTGCCTGGCCGGGGGCTGCCGCTCATCAGCAAAATGCGTGCGTCCGTCTTGGCGCTGATCGCGTTCATGGCTTTCCACCCGACGCTGCCCTTGCGCCCACCTTTTCTCAGCCTGCTGGCCTCGTCGAAGATCACCAGATCAAACGGCCAGTCGGCCAGCTTGAATTGCTGCACCAGTTCAGGGAAGTGGTCAAAGCTGCACGTCAGCACGTCCCAGGAAGCCGCCAGGGCCGCTTTGCGCGCTTCAGGCGCCCCAACGTACACACCGAACCGCAGGCCCCTGCTGAACGACCATCCCTGGGCCTCGCTGGGCCATTGCTGGGCCACCCTCTTTGGCGCCACCACCAAAACCTTGGCCACCTCAAACCGGTCGAACATCAACCGCTCAATCAACGACAGGGCCACCGCAGTCTTGCCTGCCCCGGCTTTGGCTGCCAGGTAAGACCTGCGGTTGGCCGTGATGAACTGGTCTGCCTGGTCCTGGTACTCGCGAAAATCTAGTCTGGTTCTCACTTGAACACCTCGTCCACGCCTTCAACGCTGTCAATCGTCCTCACATCGGCCCCCAGTTTGGCCAGAAGCCTGTGCACACGCTCTTGAAGCGGGGCCAGGGGTTTGCCCGGCGCCTTCAACTCAACAAAGATGATCCGGCCTTCCGGCAAAAACACAATCCTGTCCGGCACGCCGGAAAAGCCGGGTGCAGTCCACTTTATGGCCAAGCCTCCGGCTTCCTTGGTTTTGTTCACCAGCCGTCTTTCGATTGTTCGTTCCAGCATTTTCAGAATCCTTTCAGGGCAATAAGGGCAGTGGAATACCCCCTTTTCAAACATATAGATACCACGACTGTCTTTTTTTATAACTCAAAATATCCTTCCTCCTATAAGCTACTACTTCTATTACCCTTAATACCCTAAGTAGTAGAAATAGTAGATAAATCAAGGACTTAGGTCAGGGTAGTAGGTCAGTGCATTAGCCACTTTTCAATTGCCCTACTACCCTAGAAAGTCTGTTCCAGCGCCAGGAATCGCGAACAACACACGACCATTCGACTTTTTGCGCTGTCCGCCGTTGAGTTTGCGTAATACCCTTGACGCCGCGATCGTTTGCGCCTTTGACGGGTCTTTGATCCCAACGCGCATCAGCACGTCGGTCGACGTGGCCCACTCGCAACACGCTTCAAGACCACTCCAGGCAAACCCAGCGGCAATACGCTCATCAATCGGATCGGTCACGGTGAAGTCTTCGTTATGCTCGCCCAGCAAAGCAGCCTCGGCCATCGACAAGTACCAATGCGAACCCCCGCGCCACAGCGCCAGCACCTCGGCCCAGAGCTGCTGCATGTCAAGCCCGGCGTCCACCACAAAAGCCACAGCCGGGATCGTCCAGAAACGCCGGTTGCCAGTTGGGTCGGACAGGAAAAGCGAGTCATTCACTGACGCGCCAAACACCGTGCGTCGCCCGTATGTGGACTCGGTCATCGCATAGGGGCGCCGAATGGAGTCGACTGCCTGTGTGGCAAACGACTTCAGCGCGGACATATCCGACTTCCGAAAAGTCGCGTCGACCTCGCCCAACTCCACGATCCAATACCGAAGGGCAATCAACTGCGAGTCCTTGGACCGCACGTCCAGTGTGTGCCCGGTGTGGATCACGCAAAGGTCCTCCGGCGCAAGCCGGTTGAACCAGGTGGTCTTGCCGATGTTCTGAGCGCCGGTGAATGTCAGGATGCCCTGGGCCGCGATGCCGTCGGGCGAGAACGCGGCGCCGATAGCCTGGACCAACCACTTGCGCATCAGCAGTTCCTTCAACCCCTGGTCCATCTGGCCACCGCAATCCACGGTCCCAAAAAAGCGCCCAAGCCTTGACACCCCATCCCACGGCACCGATTCAACCCATGTGGCCACCGGGTTGTATGCGTTGGAGTCGGCAATGCGCAGCAGAAACTGCGGCACGTACTTGGTGGACATGCGCACCTTCTCGCACTCGGACAGGATGTCAGCAATTGAAGCGTTGTCCTTGTTGTCCCGCGAGAACGAAGAGTCCGGTATCAGAATCTCGGTGGCTTTGCTGATCATGTTGTACCGCACCACAATGCCGAGCCTGCCCAGCAGCACCTCCAGGTTTTCCCTGGTGCACAACGGGTGACCGTCCTCATTCAGGTGTGGGAACGAGGCCTTCACCCGTGAACGCAGCCAGCCGCGCACGGTGCCGATCTCCAGCTTGGTGCCCAGAGCCTTGGCCCGGTTCTGGATCGCGGTCGCAAACTGCGCGCGCTCCACGTCGGAGTAGTCAGCGTTGTGCGCGATCGACGCGGCGATCTTCTCCTGCAATGCGCGCGGGTCCGTCACCGCGTCGATCCGGCCAAGCAGGTCGGCCATCATCACGTCGCGAGCGGACAGCGCAGCCGCGTCCCGGGCATCGCGCGTCTGCTTGAGCAGGGAGGCCAGGGTCAAGGCGCCCTTGCCCACCATGCGCTGGGCGCTGAACGAATCCCACTTGTCGGAGCAGTAGCCCTCGACCCACTTGCCCGACTGCGCGGACCAGTTGTCCCAGGCCTCCAGCCACTCAGGGTCACCACCGCCCTGGTGGTGCAGAGCAGCGCCCACGCGCAACCAGTCCTCGTAACCGCCGTCCGGGTCCAGGTGCACCAGCACCTCGTCGACCACGCGGTCGATGTCCCAGTCCTCAAGAGGCGGCTTGTAGTTGGCCAAGGCCATCTCACCCGCGTCGCCTGTCATGTCAGCCGGGCCGATGGACTCGTTCCAAACCTGAGTCACCAACCAGCCCAAGTCGTTGACCTTAGCCAGGTCTCCTACACTGCCCAGGACGTGGCCAGTCACTGTGAAGTAGCGGCCGTCTCGGTACAGCTCAACCCCATCAGACTTTTTGGTGCGCGAGCTGTCTAGGTTGGTCAAGGCGAACACCTTGATGCCCGTGCCGCTGGGCGACACCTCGGCGTAGCCCTGGACACGGGCCAGGACCTCCTCCGCAAGCGGCGTCAGGCTGCCGTCAGGCATGCGGCAATCGTCCAGATCGATGCCGTGCACGTCAGCGCCGAGCACCAGGCCCAGGCCGTCGTAGTCGCCCATGATCAAGCCGTCGCAGGCCGAGTCGAAGTCGGTCCAGGTAGACGGGTCAGTAGAACTTGCGGCCGAGCCGTCCACGGTCATGGGCATCTTGGCCCAGACCTTGTCGCCGTTGGGCTTGCTGCGCCGAACCGAACGCCACAACACCCACCTGGGGATGCCGCGCAACGCCAAAGGTATGCCCTCAAGCCGGACCGGCAATACTGCGGGGCGGGTCACTTCTGCACCCCGCGCTCGAGCTGCTGCGCGCGCAGCGCCTCAGCCTGGAGGGTGGCCTTTCGCAGGCCGTTGTAGCTGTCCGACATCACCAGCGCAGCCACCACGGCGCCCCAGTGGTCAATCGGCACTTCTGCGTTCTCGACTGCGCCAAGGCAGTCGATCAGCAAATCTTCAAAATAGGATTGTCTAGCAGACATGAAAGTTTCCGTAAAAGCGTGCCGCGATCCGCGCGGCTCGGTTACTGCAATTTTAGACCCGGGTTTCTTCTTTGGCTTTGTTGCGCTTGGGCAGGGGTAACCATCCTATACACCAGTCGCCCCAAAAGCCAACGGTGCAAATACCACCCCTAGACAATAAAAGCACTTTAGTATCTCTAGGTGCTAACGCATCTCCAGCGTGGGGGTACAGGAACTCCTTTCCGTCAGCAAAGTAGCGTTGGTCGGTCATGTGTTCTTCTCACTTTAACGCAGTGGTAATCTTGCCCAGCTTGCCTTCTTTCTCTAATTCCGCAAGCGTAGCTAAAGCAGTCGCAGCACGTTCAAGTAACGTGACGTAGCGTTCCAAGTTTGCAAAGTTTGCGGTCTTCTCCATCTTGATTAGTCCTGACGCTAAGTCATCTGCTGCTTTACGCACGTTGCCCGATACCTTTTTAATGTTCGCTTGCAACTCATCTGATGTTCCCATTAAGTTGCTAACGTTGCGTTTAAACATTTTCTCGGCAGTTTCTGCAATTTCCGATGCTTTTTCGTAGTCTGTTGAAATCATTTTTGCTTTCCTTGTTATGTATGTACCTGCTTCTGATGTGAGTTCAGTTGCTATTACGTTAGTGATCTTTCCTACTGACCAACCCGGCCCATTTCTGTCTATTACATCGGGCTTGGACATGTCAAACTGTGGGCTTATACCTATCGTCATGTGTTCCCCCTTGCTCGGATTGCTGCGCAAGCAGTTTCAAACTTTTTCTTTAAGCGATCAAACTCTTTGCGCTCGGCATCTTCTTCAACTGTCTTTTGGTATTCTCTTGCCGCATGTTCTTGAACCTCATAATATGCAGCAGACATGCTATTTGCGGCATCTTCAAAAAATTCAATTACACGTCGGTCTACCCCTTGGTCGTTGTCAGGACTCCAGTTAATCCACATATCGGCCTTTTTTGTTTCGCCGTACATACTGAACTCAATTTTGATGCTGGCTCGGTGGTCACCCATTGTTCTGCTCCTTTAATTTGGCTGAGATGTAATCAATCACTGCTTCAATACCTTCAGGCGCGTCTTGCATATACTTAGCGCACAAGCGGTCTTCATTCGCCAGCCCTACCCACGGGCGCGGCATTGCTTGATAAACCAAGTCTCGGAAAAATTCAATCGGCAGTTTTACATCACTTGCCATTTCAGCACGTTGCAAATGAATCAACAGGGTTTCTTTTGAAATAAGGCCCATCACAACCCCCTACTTTTTACGTTAAGAAAATCATTAGCACCTGGACGCTGGTAGCCTTGTGGCTCTGGCTTGTACACACCCCTATCCCACACGCTCATCGTGTTGGGCGGCACGGCGTCAGGGTCTTTCTCCGTAGGCACAAAGCCGGTGCGGTACTTTGCGTGAACTTTGTCACCCGTCGTCGGGGTGAACGATTCCAATGTGGCTACGGGGTTTACCCGCAGGGCTGCTTTCTTTAAAGTCATTTATCTTCCTTTACTATTTCAACATCTTCCCATGCTGCAATGTGATATACCTTGCCGTCGGAGTCAGTGCAAAAGCTGTACATCCCATCAATATGGTGGAATAAGAGAACCACACCATTACTTAGCATGATCTTGCTATTTCTTGGCACGTTATAGAGTTTCATTTAAATCTCCAAACAATTCGTCAAGTCGCAACGGTGCGACCTTCTCTCTGTTGCAAATATTGCCGTTCAATTTAGGCCGCAAAACGTGGATGTACAACGACTCCAGTTGGTCCAGCATTGCGTGACTGCATGGCACAAAAGCGAATCGGTCAAACGTCTTGTCAACGTGTGATGAAACGCGGGCAAAGACACTGCGTGATTGGCCAACGTAAACGACCTCGTCGCCGTACACCAGGAAATACACACCGCTGGTTAGCGTACAAGGCATGGCTTGCGCCACTATTTCTTCAGTCCTAAGCAGCGCCCGGCTAGTCAACCGCAACGCGGTGCGGCCCATTTCTTCGTGCCGGGTTAGCGCAGCCAAGCGGTTCTCCAGCGCAGCGATTTCTTGGCGCAAACGATTCGTACTCAACAGCGCATCCGCGCGTTCCAAACTAAGTTTTTCTTTGTTGGCTTTGCGAGTAGCACGCCCTTTTTGGGCAATCGCTTTGCGCTCTTCCGGCGTCTTAAATTGCATGATATTTACCACGGTGCGTCCTCGTAGTTGTCAGGGTTGAAGCGGGGCACCGGCGGCGCGTTAGCAGGCACTGGGCGGGGGAAGGGTGGGAAGGGCCAGGTCATGGAATCTCCAAGGTAGTGCCGCGATCCGCGCGGCTCGGTGCGCAAATCATAGGACACAAATACCAATAAAAAATCAGGTGTTGTTTTTGTACCACATGCCGACGTATTGCAAAAAGTGGTGCTAGGATCGCGGCCTCGTAACCAAGAAAGAGAGATGGCAATGATCACGATTACATTCACTCCGGAAACACCGGAACAACTGGCGGCAGTCACTGCTGCCATGCAAGCCTACCTGGGCGCACCAGTCCAGGAAGACACCGTAGCGGAGGCCGACCACGCCGCCAAACGCCATGCAGCCCCAGCAAAAAAGCGCAGAGCTGCGCCAACGGAAGCGCCTGTTGCGGAACCTTACGAACCGGAAGCGCCCGTTGCACCGACTGCCTCTGCGCCCGTGCCCGAAGTATCTCTGGAGCAAGTACGCGCCAAGCTGGTAGTGATTAGCCAGGCAGGCAAAGGCCCCGCCGTGGCCGCGTTGCTGAGCGCCAAGTACGGAGTCAAGAACCTGACCGCCGTTCCCCAAGACCAACTGGCCGCTTTGTTGGCCGACGCGGAGGCCCTATGACTATTGCGACCTTGGTCATCAAAGACGAAGCGGACAACTCCTACACCATCGAGGGCAGCCTGGACCGACCCGAGGCGCTCAACGAGCCGCCCACCCCCGCGCTGATCATTGCCACTTACCTGAGCGCCAACGTGGCCAAAGTTTGCGAGGACGCGGCCCAGTGGTACAACGATATGGTGGTTCAGTGACCTGCTGTGACGATTGGGGCAATTGCAACCAGGGCCGAGATTGCCCTGCAAGGGGGGCCAAAGAAGCGCCCGTGATCGTCTGGGTTATTAAATTCTTGGCCATCATCGGCGCCTACGGCGCCATGTTTCTGTTGGGTTACGCTTCGTGGAGTATTTTCAAATGACAGCGCACGCAAAACTGTCTGCCTCTGGCAGCGAGAAGTGGATGACGTGCACGCCAAGCATGTTTGCCGAGGCCCCGTTTGAAGACGCTGGCAGCGAGTTTGCACGCGAAGGCACGTTTGCCCACGCGGTGTTTGAGCAGGAGCTGCTGCACTTTTTGGGCAAACCCATCGATCCGTTGCCCAAAGAACTGATGCACTTTGACAGCACCGAACTGCGCGAGCACGTCGAGCAGGCGGTGGACTATGCCAGGGCCAGAATCGCTGCGGCGTATGAGCGTTGCAAGGACCCGGTCATCCTGGTTGAGCAGCGCCTGGACTTCAGCATTTGGGTGCCCGAAGGGTTCGGCACCGGCGACCTGGTGATCATCACCGACGACCTGGTCGAAGTGCTGGACTTGAAGTATGGCAAGGGCATCTACGTGGACGCGGCCACCAACAGCCAGCTCCGGCTGTACGGCCTCGGCGCTTACAACGAGCTGAGCCACCTGTACGACATCAAGCGCGTGCGCATGACGGTGTTGCAGCCCCGGCTGAACAACTACGGCAGCGAAGAGCTGCCCATCAGTGACTTGCTGGCGTGGGCGGAGAAAAAGGTTGTGCCCAAAGCCAACCTGGCCTGGCTGGGCCTGGGCGAGTTTGTTGCTGGTGAACACTGCAACCTGGGGTTCTGCAAGGCGCGTTTCACTTGCCCGGCCCGTGCCGAACAGGCGTTGGCTGTGGCCCAGCAGGAGTTCAGCCTGGCCGAGGTTCCGGTGCCCAGCTCGCTGTCGCAGGAGCGCATTGCCGCCCTGCTGCCGAAGGCCGACATGGTGATCGACTGGTTCAACGACTTGAAGGCTTACGCACTTGAGCAAGCGACCAAACACAACAATATCGTGCCGGGTTTCAAGCTGGTCGAAGGCCGGTCCAACCGCAAGTACAGCAGCCAGGATGACGTGGCTGCCAAGCTCCAGGCCTCGGGCATTCCCGAGTCCATCATGTACGAGCGCAGTCTCCTTGGCATTACAGCCATGGAGCAGGCGATCGGCAAAAAGAAGTTCACCGAATTGCTGGGCGATCTGATCGTCAAGCCTGCCGGTAAACCAACGCTGGTGCCTGTCGAAGACAAGCGTCCAGCACTCCCTTCAGCAGCATCCGCTGCCGAAGATTTTTCGTAAACAAGGAAATCTGAAAAATGGCTACTACTCCCGCCCCCACCAAGCTGGTCACCGGCAAGGTTCGTCTGTCCTACGTCAACGTCTTTGAGACGAACGACAAAGGCAAATACAGCGTCGCAATCTTGATTCCCAAGACCGACAAGGCAACCCTCGACAAAGTCAAAGCTGCGATCGAAGCAGTCAAGACCGACGCGAAAAGCGCCACCACTTGGGGTTCCAAGTTCTTGGCCAGCTTCAAGACCCCGCTGCGCGACGGTGACACCGACCGCGACGTGGAGAAAAGCCCCGAGTACAAGGGCTGCTACTTCGTCAACTGCAACAGCGGCCAAAAGCCCGGCGTTGTGGACGCCCAGCTCAATCCGATTTTGGACAAAAGCGAGGTGTACAGCGGATGCTACGGCCGCGTGTCAATTAACCTCTACCCGTTCAACGTTGACGGCAACAAGGGCATCGCCGCAGGCCTGAACAACTTGCAGAAGATGGCCGAAGGTGAGCCACTGTCCGGGCGCAGCCGCGCTGAGGACGACTTCACTGCGGTGGAAGACGACTTCCTGGCCTGATAGTTTCGGGGGGAAAGCCGCCACCATTGTGGGTTCATCCACGAGCGGCGAGTACCCCCACTTCACAACCCGGAAATATTTAAGACATGACCACGCTACGCATTGACCTGGAGACCTACAGCAGCGTCGACCTGAAGAAGTGCGGCGTGCACAAGTACGTCGAAAGCCCGGACTTTGAGATCATGTTGTTTGGCTACAAGTGGGGCACCGGCCAGGTCAACGTCATCGACCTGATGGCAGGCGAGGAGATACCGCCCCACGTCCTGGCTGCCCTGGACGACCCCTCGGTACTGAAGACCGCATACAACGCGGCCTTCGAGCTGGCCTGCCTGAACATGCACCTGGGCCGCAGACTCAAACCTTTTAGGGTTCCCTTTCGGCTCGACGTGACGCAGTGGCGCTGCACCAGCGTGCACGCCCTGTACCTGGGCCTGCCGGGCAACCTCGCCGACGTTGGCCGCGTGGTCGGACTGTCCCCGGACAAGCAGAAAATGTCCGTTGGCTGGAGTCTGATCCGGTTCTTTTGCATCCCGTGCAAGCCCACCAAAAAGAACGGCATGCGCACGCGCAACCTGCCCCACCACGAACCCGAGCGGTGGCAGTTGTTCAAGGACTACTGCGGCAAGGACGTCGAGAGCGAGGACGCCATTGCCCAACGCTTGGCCAAGTTCCCGGTGCCCGAAATTGAATGGACTTTGTGGCACCTGGATCACCGGATGATGACGCGCGGCGTGTTGATGGACCGAGTTCTGGTCCAGGCCGCGATCGAATGCGATGCGATCTTCAAAGAGCGCATGTCAGCCGAGGCCGTCAAGCTGACAGGCCTGGACAACCCTAACAGTCGCAACCAATTGCTGGCCTGGCTGCAAGAGGAAGAGGACGACGACACGATCGTTGACTTGACCAAAAAGACCGTGCCCTCAGTTCTGGCCAACACCGACAGCGACGTGGTCAGGAGAGTGTTGGAGCTGCGCCAGGAAATGGCCAAGACCAGCGTGGCCAAGTTCCACGCAATGGCCAGGGCGATGTGCGACGACGGCTGCATACGCGGGCTGACCCAGTTCTACGGCGCAAACCGTACCGGGCGCTGGGCCGGGCGGATCGTCCAGGTGCAGAACCTACCTCAGAACAAGCTCAAGGACCTGGAGCTGGCGCGCAACCTGGTCAAGGCTCGGCAGTTTGATCTGCTGGAGCAGATGTTTGGCACTGTGCCGGATACCCTCTCACAGCTCATCAGGACCGCGTTCATCGCCCGGCCGGGGGCTAGGTTCATCTCGGTCGACTTCAGCGCCATTGAGGCCCGCGTGATCGCTTGGCTGGCCTGGTGCGAGTGGCGCCTGAAAGTGTTCGCCACTCACGGCAAAATTTATGAGGCCTCGGCTGAACAGATGTTCAAGCTGCCGCCCGGGTCGGTGACCAAGAAGTCGCCCTACCGGCAAAAAGGGAAGATTTCCGAGTTGGCTTTGGGATACCAGGGTGGCGCCGGTGCACTGAAAACCATGGGCGCTTTGGCCATGGGCCTGACAGAGGACGAACTGGACCCAATCAAGGTAGCGTGGCGCGAGGCCAATCCGGAGATCGCGAGCTTTGACGGTGGCAATCCAGGACTGTGGCTTAAATGCGACAACGCGTCAAAAAAGGCTGTACAGACACGCGCGAGCGTGGTAGTGCCTATCGCAGGTGGCCGCGCTGAGATTGTATTTGCTTTTGAATCTGGCTTCCTCACCATCAAGCTGCCGTCCGAACGCAAGCTGTTCTACGTGAAACCACGCATAGAGGGTGAGGACCTGTACCGCGAGACCAACGCCGGTGGCCGCTTCATGGTGGCTCGCGCCGGGTCGTTGACATACGAGGGCCTGGACCAAAAGACCAAACAGTGGACCAGGCTCAGCACCTACGGAGGCAAGCTGGTGGAGAACATCACGCAGGCCATCGCGCGCGACTGCCTGCGTGAGGCCATGCTTGCGCTGGACGACGCGGGCCATGAGCAGCTCTTCACCGTGCACGACGAAGACATTATCGAAGCGCGCAACGACGGCGACCTGGCCAAGATTGAAGCGATCATGGGCCGGGACATACCTTGGGCACCAGGCCTGCTGCTGCGGGCTGACGGATTTGAAACACCCTACTACATGAAGGAGATGGACTAATGAGCGCAGACGACAAACAAGTGGGCGGCGCCCACTACAAGGACATGCCGATGCAACCGTGGGCCGTAATGGAAGCCGTGCTGACACCGGAAGAGTTTCGCGGGTTTTTAAAGGGCAACGTAATCAAGTACGCCATGCGCGCGGGCCACAAGCCTGGCAGCGACGATGGTGGCAAGGCCCTGCACTACAAACAAAAATTGGCGGAAATCGAGGGGTTTTTGTGAGCGCATCTAGTCACCCAAAAATCCGAGAGCTGTTGCACCGACACCCGGACGGACTTACCACCGTGGTAATTGCCGGGAAGACGGGCGTCAAGCGCGATACCGTACAGAACGCGCTGACGAACATGCCGGACACCTACATTGACCGATGGGAAATGGTTTACCGGGAGCCGCCACATGCGGTCTGGATTGCTATTCGGCCACCAGAAGACTGTCCAAAACCACATCCTGGCGGCGCGTAATCTAGGTGCTGTAAGATGTTTTTGCGGTAACCCGCCGCGCAACTTTTATGGAGAAAACTATGGTCTTTACTATTACCTGTGGAGTGGCCGAAGGCGGCTATTTGAAATTTTCTACCGACTCTATTTTTCAACTTGCCGAAATGGCCCAACGTCTTGGCAGCCTTGAAGTTGTAGACGAAGACGAAGAAGAGTTTGATATCCCTGAAGAGCTTGAGCAATATTTTGACGATGGCGAAGAGTACGTCTACGATGAGGACGCCGACTGCTACTGCTGGTACGACGAGGAGCATGAGGCTTGGTACTGGCTGAACGTTGAGACCGGTGAGTGGCTGCTGGTTGAAGACGTTGACGGTTTTGAAGTTGAAGATGCATTTTAATTGGGTATAATTGCACCCAACACGGGGGTGTTCTTAGCTTCACCCTTCTTTTGCCCTTACGGGAACAAAAGGCCGGTATGTATTACGCATATCGGCTTTTTTGTTCTTTAAAGGCCACTTACGTCGACCACCTCGCCCCTAAATTCCACTTGACCCTCGCTCCACTTGTGCACCAATTCAGGCCAAAGCACCTTCCCATCCTTGATTGTCAGTACGGCAAAGCCAGACCGATGGTTCTGCGGGTTCTCCTCAGCGTAATCAAACTGCGGGCCGTTAATTTCAGCAAGTGTCCCTGTGTCCACCCCATACCTATTCCCAGAATAATCCGCGAAGGGGGTCACCTTTAGCGCATGAAGGTGCCCAGTTACGATCGTCTTGCCCGCGCCCACAGTGTTGTTGTGGGTGGCATGAATGCCGCCTTTGTATCGGTGCTTGACAATTATGTCGGCGGTAGCCCAAACTGACATGCAAAATTCCCAATCTGGAAAATGGTCTGACAGCTTGAAGCCCGGTGTTTGTACGTACTGCGGTGCATTGGCTGCCAAACGCATTTCAAACCGCGCGTCATGGTTGCCCATTGTGTACACCAGTCGGACGTTGTGCCGCGCTTCTTTGGCTTTTGCAACAATTTCACCCAGCATTTCCTTGCAAGCCTTGAGTTCGTCGATCACGCTTGGTGTACGAGCCCAGCCCAAAGGTGGATGGCGAGAGATAGATGCACCATCAAAAGCATCGCCATTGCAAATAACTGCCTTTGGTTGTAGCTTTTCAATCGCCCACAGTAGGCCCTGAAAAGCAGTAGTCCGTATAGTAGGCCAAAAGTGAGCGTCAGAAAAAACAATAACGGTTCCATTTTCAATCCCAAGTTCAGTCTTTGGCCGCACAGGAGAGTAGGTGTACCTTGGCTGGCCGAGAGCCTGTACCGGCCTGTTGGTTTCCAGCTTTACGTTTTGCGAAACCTGGATGGAATTTCGTTTTGCATAAACGGTTCTCTCGGAAATGCCAGTAATCTTTGCAATCTTTGTCGGAGACTGGTGCGTGTTCCACAGTTCGATAAACTCTTGATCCGAAATAACAGCTTTCATGTCAATCCTTTAGAGCAAACTTTCGAAACTTAGCACGTTTGCATGACAGTTAATCCTTTTCTTCACCAGATACCGTAAGGCCCTGGCGAAGATTCAACTTTTTCTCACGCAGCTTCTCCCGTGCAGCCTCTCCAGACTCTGGAGTAATTGCACCCTTGTTTTCCAAACGCTGGCTCTGCTTGATCTGCGTTTCGAGTTCGCGGATCAGAGCCTTGGTTTGCGACGCCTGAATTTTCTCTGACGTATCCAGGTCGATCGGTCGGGCCTTGACGCCCACCGTTTGCAGTGCCGCGTAGCCAGGCGTGATTGGCAAGCCGTCCTTGCCAATACCGGTGTATTCAGCCAGGCCCAATTTGACCGGTTGACCCGTAACGTTGGCCACCACGTTCATCGCTCGCTCAAACACAGTGTTACCCACGGCAATTGCCGGGGTGATTTGTTTCCACATCCAGGCAGCGCGTTTTTGCGCAGCCTCGGCCCCGGTGTCGGATTGCTTGACAATTTCCTGGCCACGGAACGTGTCCTTGTTAAAAAGCATGGCCGAGGCAATGGTCAGGATAGGGCTATTTGGCGTCAAAGGCGCAAGCAGGGGAATACCCCCCGCGTTGTTGTGCGCGTCGAACAGATCGCCTCCTGGGAAGATTCGGCTTACGTCCAAGAACACCGGCAGGTTGGTCAGGTCGTCCATGCCCAGGCGTATCGTCTTCTCGGTGCCCAGCGACAGGCTTGCGCCCTTCATCCATTCGGGTAAAGCCTTGCGCTCCTGCTGCTCCTGGTCCTTGGCGCGCTGACGGAATTCCGGATCGGTCATGTACCGGCGGATAACGGTCCACCAGTCTTCGTCGTCACCGCCGCCCATGCTGGCAGCCATTGCGTACATCGCAGCGTTGGCCACGTACAAAGCCACGGCTGGGGCCGCGTAGCGGGCCGGGTGTTCCAGAGCGGTGTTGGCCAGGGCCGGGACCACCTTGTACGTGTAGGCAAAGAAAGGCAGGCCCAGCGGCATATCGCGCAGGAACCTGACGCCTTTGGGCATGTCGTCATAGGAGAACATGTACTTCAGCGCGTAGTCAACAGAATCGTCTACGTTTAGACCGTTTTTGCGCGCGTCGCGGTAAATCAGGTAGCGGAAGAAATCGTCCTCCGCTCCGTAGGCTTTGCCCAGAGGTTTGCGCAGCCACAGGGATAGGCCGTTCCATACCATTTCGACCGCGCGCTTGCTTTTGCTCTCGGCCATTTGGGCCAGCACTTTCAGCTCTTCAGGCATGGCGTCGGCCAATTCAGTGCGGTTAAAAGTGCCGCCAAACAACCCGGCCTCTTTGGCCTCGTCGACCATGGCGTCGCCCTTGATCAGGTCCTTGATTGAACCGATGTACTTGTGCGCGTCCCAGTAAGACACGCCAGCAAAGTGGGCCATGGTCAAGTTGGACAGCACGTTGTTCGCATGGGCCACTGGGTTGAGGACGGTCTTGCCCTCTTTCCACATTGACAGGCCCTTCAAGTAAATCTTGGTCAAGTCGTTTTGCATGTCGCTATCAAACGCAACCAACTGATCCAGGATTTCGGCGGGCACGTACTTTCCTGCCAAGGCGCCGTAGCGTTTGGCAAACGTGTCTTCGACGTTGGTGCGCGGCACCTGCACGTAACCCGGTTGCTCTTTCTTGCTTGCGTAATTGGTGGCTAGGTTTTCGTACAAACGGCCCAGAGCAATGTCGCGCTGGCTCTTGTTGTAGCCCATCACAAATCGGAACATGGCGTCACGAATTTCACCCATGTCGTCGCGCTCTGTGCGGGTGTAGTCGCGCCACACAGTGATCTCGGTATCCACCGCTGGATCAAAAGCGTCGTCCCGCACTTCCCAACCCTCGGCTTCCCAATCCGCCAGGTCGTCAACCGGTACGGTCTCAAACATGCCGCGCGCCTTGAGGCTGTTGCCGCCGATCCCCTGCATGGTTTTCTTGCGACCCAGCAACCCCTTGACCGCCTTCATCCAGGCCTTTGTTTCGTCGCCCAGCTTCTGTTCGTAGAAACGCGGCAGGTACTTGCCGTCCCACCGGCCAGCAGCGCCAGGGCTGAGCATGCCCAGACGCACCAGCTCGGCCGACTGTTCGGACATGATAGATTGCATGGACGCGGCAAGCTCCAGCACCCGCTTGGGTGGCTTGGCGCCGCGCTTGAGTTCGCCTTCGATCACGTCGCTGATCATCTGGCGCTCTTGCTCAGGCAGGTCTTTCATCGACTTTGCCACATCGACTGTCAGGTTCTGCGCCTTTTCCACTTCCGTGCGCATCTTGCGCATTGCACGCGCCAGCTCTGGACTGACGGGTTTCAGGCCAACCAGGTCCAGCACGCTGTTGGCCACGTCCGCTGCGTAGCGGTATGCCTTGGCGCCTGCGCCGAAACGGAACCGGCCCAGCTCGTCGCGGCTGAGCAACCAGCCCTCGGTCTCTTTGCCCACTGGCTGGCGCTGGCTGAACCGGATCGGCGCGCCGGTGATGTCGGTGTCTTGGCCAAACTTCACATTCTTGGCCAGGACCAGGGGGCCGACCTGGATCACCTCGTCTGCGCTGAGAACCGGGCGCATGCTGTCGCGGTCGTAGAAGTAGCTGTGGCGGAAGGGGTCCATGCCGACCTGGGTCCAGGCTGGGTCGTTCAGCGCCGCGTCAGCGCGGGCCTTGGCGTCTTCTTTGCTGATGGGCGACCACTTGCCCAGCATGGTGGCCACCGTGCCCTTGGACGTGCCCTTGGCGATCATGGACACGGCCCGCTGGTTCATGCCAAAGGTCACGTCGGTCAACGCGGCCACGGACTCATAGCCCACCACGGTGCCAGCGTCGTATGCAGCCTGGACCTCGCGGTTCGTGGACTTGGGTGTGTGGACGCTGACGACCCAGGCGTCGTGAAGCTGGTAAGACGGGATGTCCAAACGAAGCTGCGCCCAGTCGCCCTTGGTCAAGGTCATGGTTGGCACGCCGTACTTGGCTGCCTTCTCGGGACTCTGGCCTTTGCCCGTGGCCAGGGCGTAACGGGCGTCTTTGGGTGAAGTAACGGCGGGCACCTGGGCGTAGGGGTACACTGGGCGAAGTTCATCCACCATGCGGTTGTATTTGTCGCGAGTGATCTTGCCCTCTTCCAGATCGGCCACGGCCTGCTGGAGTTGTTCAGTTCGTTTGAAACGATCGGCGCTCTTTCCTTCAATTCGACTAGCCGACGCATTCTTTTGTTCTGCGCGACTTGGTGCTTCCGGATTCAGCTTTTGGACGCCGCTGAACGCCACCTTGGCGGTAGGCAGCAAGTGCTGCAAGCCGCCGTCAACCAGGTAGGCTTTGAACGCGGCCTGGCCCTGGATGACCCGCTCTTTGCCGTCCCGGTCTGTAAACCTGTACGTGCAATCTTTGGCCATGGTTTAACCGCCCAGTTCTTGGTCGATCAAAAGCATGCCAGCCTTGTCTTGATCGACAAGCTGGATGCGCGCCAGGAGGTCGCCGTACTCACCCACGCTGCGTCGCTGGATTTCAAGAAACTGAAGTAGGAACTGTTGCACGATCGGGTCATCAGACGTTTGGCGATACCACCCCTGGTAGTTTTGAAGCAGCTCAAGCTCGGTCTCATACCCGGTCTCTACCGCATCGCTGAGGTTGTCAATCGTTTCGTTCATGGCTTCAATCACAGGAATTTTGGCCACGGTGCCAACGTCGTTTTGGAAGTCGGCGTGAAGCTGGTAGTGCGTCAGCTCGTCCGCGCTTTCCCGCAAAAAGAATTTGGCCGCACCCAGGTAGCCAATGCGCTGGAGTTGATTGGCGATGTGCTTGTACAGGTTGGACGCGTACAACTCGGAATGTACTGCCTCATCCAACACCTTTTTGCAATCGGCGGAAATGATCATCTTGGGAAGCATGTGCATGGCGCGGGTCCTTATTTGCAGTTGATCTTTACCTTGTCGGCGTCTTCCAGCTCGATCAAGATGTCGTTGAAATTCTCTTGCACGTATTTAATTCGTGCGCCATCTGGCCGCGCGGTGAACGCGGCCTCGGCTCGGGTCCTGGCCAGGCCACGTTTATCCAACCCAATAAAAACGTCTTCAAGTGGTTGGGCTTTTACGGCGTCGGCTGCGATTTTGGCAGCACGTTCCCGGATGAAACTTTCCCGCTCTTCTCCTTGGAGAGGAACAAGGCCTTCAACCGGCCCACCATTCGATCCATTTTTTCCGGCGTTTGGCTGGCCAGCCACTGGTCGTGCTGATCCTGGTCCAGATTTGGCTGCTGTGCTGATTCGTTTTCCATCAAAACCTTCTTTCGTAAGTAGCGATTTTGCCGCACCCGCATAGTCTTGGCTAGTCACCCGCAGGCGCACGCCCAGCTTCTTGTACAGCTCCTGTTCCGGATACCAGATCAGCGCCTGCAATGCCGCTGGCGGCACGCGCTTGCCCGTTTGCTGCTCCACCATGTCCACCATCTGGCGGACCACCTCACGCAGGCGCTGGCGCTCGCCGCCGCTAGACGGGCTGTCTGTGGGCTTGTCAGCCGATTTTAAGATGGCGCCTGATGCACCCACCAAAGCGCTTTTTATCCGCGCTCCAGAGTCGAATGCGGCCCGCTCCTTGATGAATTGGCGGTTGTGCAGGGAATTGACCGCACGGGCCATGGCGATGGCGCCTTTGTCCGTCCGCATGGCCGCGTCGACCATCTCTTTGCTGAACTGGTTCGCGTACACGCCGCGATCTGCCGGACCAGTTTCGGCCAAGGCGGTGCGCAGCTTGGCCACTTGCTTGGGAAACAGCACTGGGTCAAACGCTGGCAGCGTACCGGCCAGGCGACCAATGGTACGCATGAACCACATGTCCATGGTGACCGGTTCAAAATTGCCCGTCAGGTTGCTGTAGAAACCAAACCCGATCTTGGGTCCAAACACAGCCGAGCCAAGCATTTTTTCGTCCATCGATTCGCCGCCGATAGCGTAGCCCGACATCTCTAGCTCGCGCTTGGTGAATTCGGTTTGCAAGAATTGACGCGTTTTCTCCGGGCCAAAATCAGCCAGGACCTTGTTGGCCAGCTTGAAATTTTCGGCCATTGCTGGCGCGGATTTGCCGGTGCCCGTTTCTGGGAATACCCCATCCTTGCGGAAAGCCTCGTACTGGCTCGACGCGTAGCGCAGGTTGTCCTCAACGTTCATGGTCTGAGACGATATGGCCACCGCCATCAAGAACGCATTCCGTGCGTTTTGGTCGGTGTTCAGCTCAGGGTATTTGACCGCCATGATCCGCAGCGTTTTGGCCACTGTCTCGTCGTACCATTCCACCGCATTGCCCGCGCTGCGGATCGCGGCCACAGCCTCAGCCGCCAGCAGCTTGGCCAGGGTCGTGCGATCTTCTGCTTTGTTGATGTCCAGCGTGGCCAGGCCGCTGGCAGCGCGGCGCTGGTCCAGCCACTGCACTACCTCGGGGACGCCGCCGATGTTTGGCGCTCGGAAGGTTTTATCACCGGTGCCGCCCAGCATAAGCGGCAGGGCGCTGGCGTTGTATTCCGCCCGGGACAAGCCCATGGCGTCTGCGACATTGCGGTAAACGCTGGTGTCTATTTGGCGCCCACCGGCGCTTTCGTCGGTTGCGAGTTCGCTTTCGATTGCGGCGCTGGCTTCTTCGCGGATGCGATTAGCTTCTGCCCGTTTTGCAGAAAGCTCGGGAGGGAGCTTCCCTGTTTGCTGACCATAGTCGTACTCCTCTTTGGATGGGAAGGCCATGTGGCCTTCGGCTGAATTAACAACAAATTCTTCGGCGCGCGCGTCTAGCACGCCCACAATTTTTGAAGTAAGGTCGGCCATCTTATCAGAGGGCACGGCCAAAACCATCTCTTGGCCAACAGTTGTGTGGCCACTGATGTTTTCTGGCGACACTTGGCGCACGGCCCGGTAAACCGAATGCACCGCTTCCTGGCCCTGCATGTTCTCGGGCAGCGTGACCGTGATCAAACCGGTGGGCGACGAGCCTTCAAAAGGCTTGGAGTCCAGAACCATCATACTGTCCTGGGCCAAGCCAAAGCCGCCCACGCGGGCCACGTCCATGAGCTGCTGCGCAGAGGCGGTGCTGGGGACGATGGCTGCAAATGATGGGCTGGTGTCGTCCAGGTAGCCACCCAGTTGGGTGCTGAGCTTTGCGCGCACCCCGGCCAGCTTGAACACCTGGGGCATGATCTGTTCCGCAACGCGCTGGCTAATCTGAACCTTGCGATCAAACGGCACCGCGTCCCAGCGGGTTTTTAGCTCGGTGTTGTTGGGGTCAGGTGCGACCTCAAACATGACGCGTGCAGATTTCACGCGCTCTTTTTTGGCAAACCGGATTGTGCTGCCGATCCTGGTCAGCTCAGCGTTGGCCGCTTCCTGCTGCTCTGCCGGAATCTCAAGGGTGCCTGCGCGCACGCGAGCGCCAGGAATGGCGGACGTGTCGATTTGGCTCAGCTCTTTCGACATGAGGCCCTTTTTCAGGGTGGTCGGCGCTGCTTCTGCGGGCAGGGCTGCTGCCTGGGGTTGGCCAATCTGGCGGACCGGCACGGCTTTGTGCTTCATTCCCAACAGGACCACGGCTGATTGGCCGTTACCGAACGGCGCAATGTAGCCGTCAAAACCAGCGTTGATTACTGCGGATTCAAAAGCATTGGCGTCTGCTTGGGGCTTGATGAGTCGAGTTTGTGGATCGTAGATGTTGTCCAGCTTGGTTTCGTGAGCGTACCCCCCAACCCCTGCCTCTGGCCGGACTCCGTTGCCCTGGTCAACGTAAAAGTAGACTCGGTTTTTAAGCCGAGGATCAGGGCTACTGTCCAGGCGAGTACGTTCTGCCCCTTTGAGTCCTCGGCCATAATATTCTCCGCTTAACGTTTGGCGGGGGGTTGTTGAGTAGTGCCTGCCGAGGACCGAGATGGCGCCTGCTCTTGCGGTGCCGTAGCTCGGGGCCGGATTGCTCCCATATTCATCAAGGCCTCGTCGATCCTGCGCTGGTTGTCCTGGTAGGTTTTCACCTCGTCCAAGGGTAGTGGTCTGTGCATTCAGTTCTCCTTGCCGCTGGCTCATTGCCGGGGGCGTGGTTGTTGGGGCAGACTGCTGGAGCGTGCCGTTGCGGAATGCTACCATAGCATCGCGCGCAATCATTTTGGCCCGGTTCAAATCGTTGATGTATTTATCAACTTTGACCGACTCTAATTTGTCGCGAGCCGCGCCCTTGACGCCGCGCAGGCGGACCAGCATGCTGTCCAAAATGCCGATCCATTTTTTGACAAATCCGTCAAATCCTTTGGGGTCTGCCGCAGCCAAAGACGCCAGGAACGGGCGGTCCGTGGCACGGTTGCCCATGAAGTCTGCCGACATTTCAGAGCGCAACAGTGGCGCCGACAAAAGTTGTTGAAACCGTTGTTCTCGCGCAACAGGGTCGACAATACTGGCCAGCTCGTCTTTGTGAAGAAAGTTTTCAACGTAAGCGCGTTTGCCCGCATCGGACATGTCGTCAAACAGGCTGTGGATTGACGCCACGTATTGCTGGGCCGGGGTGTTGGTGCGGCCAGCCTGGGTGTCAGCTTCCGCCATCCTTTCGGCAACGTGAAAACTCTCATGCCAGGACGTAGCGGCAATACCTTTTTGGGTCTGGGTGTTGATTGCAATCTTGCCGCCCAGCTCAAAACCGTCTGCGCCGTTGGGGTCCGCATACGCCACGACATTTCCGGTGCCGCCCAGGGCCTCAGCAATGACGTTGACTGCGGCTTCATCCGACTTTACAGGGGTGGCAAGGACCGGCATGGCGACGCCTTGCTGCGCCGCAATCCGGTCTAGCTGGGTTTGGAGATCGGCACGGGCGGCGTCTCCAGTTGCCGCAACAGGGGCGTTAGGCACCCGCCCTTCGGTGGCGCCCAGATCAAAGGTGGCGGGCTTGGCGGTAAAGGTTGTGGTGCCATCTTCATTCTCCGTCTGGTCAAAATTCTGCGACATGGTGCGCCGCTCACCCAGCGTCATCGCGCCCAGCTCGGCGGGGGTGAAGGTCTGAGCGGTGGGCGCAACAGGCTTTCTGGGGCCGGTTATATCGGAATCTAACTCGACGTTAAAGGTAAACCCCTTATCCGGAGTTTGCCCGTAATTATCAGGATCAGCTTTTTTGTTTGCATACGCCGTTGGGACGTCAACATACTGAAGCTCAGCGTTATCGCGGTAGTTTTGAGCGTAATTGCGGTTGGTTGAAAACCATGCGGGGCCGTCATAACGTCCGTGAACTGCACTTCCGTGATATAGCCGCGTCATGCCAGGGGCAATAGGCGGCTCGTTCTCTGGTGCCGCCGTGGGCGCAAGTTCCTGGCCCGGTGTTTTTGACCCGGCCTGCTGTTCAGCCTGGCGCGCGGTCAACTCAATGGCCGCGCTGCGGCGGGTCATTGAATGCGCGTTGTCGTCATTGGCAATGCCGGTCAGGTCTTCGTCAGTAAGGCTGGCGACAGGTTGGCCTTGAATGCTTTGCGGACGCGGTGGGTTGATGCGCAGTTTGTCCAGGCCAAACTGCTGCTCAGTGGCCGGGTTGATTGCGGGTAGACCCTGATCTGCCGGGGGCAGGCTCAAATCCAAGGTGGGTTCCACAACAGTAGGCGCAGCGGGTAAGCCCGGAGTCAGGGTTGGTTCGATGCGAGTCGGTAGTGGGGTCACGGCCTGGCCCGGCACCAGCATCTCACTCAGTGATCCGGCCAGGTTGTCCGCAGCGGCTGCCGCGTCACCAGCGCTGGTTGATCCTTGCAGCGCAGCTTGGTCCTGCTGGACCTGGGCCTGCTGACGGGGCGTGATGATATTGGCGTCGTAGGACTGCACGTCCAGCGCGCGGCGGGCGTAGGCGTCGATCGCGGAAGGGTTAAATTGAGCACCGGCCACATCGCCAGCAAACGCATCGGCAAAAGCGCTGGCTGGGCTTGTGGTGAGGTCTTGCAGTTTGCGGGCAATAGGTGCAGCTACCCGGCCTGCACCGCCCATGACCAGGGTCTGGGCGGTTGTTTGGTAAAACGTGTCGCCGACAGCGCTGAGATAGTCTTTGAGCGTGGCGTCGGGGGTCAAGCCAAAAGGCGCCCATTTGTCCGTGCCAAAATTCATTGCGGTGGTGACTTGCTCAGCGACGTTCTCTTTGGCCAAGTACCGGGCAAACACCGGCATGATCTCGTTGTCAGGCACGCCCTTGACTAAATTTTTGAACCCCTTCATCAAAGGCGTTGGTAGGCTGGAATGCTCGCCGATCCACTCAGCCGCAGCCATCATTCCCGCGCGCGGCAGCGCCTGGCCCATGGTCTGGCCCGCGAGCTTGCCATTGCCGTACTCTTCAGCAAAGGTCTGAGCAACGGCAGCGGTCATCCCCAGGCCGGGGTTGATTAGGTACGGTGCAAAATTGTTGATCGCGCCAGCGATACCGCTTTCAATAAAATTCAGCGCAGCATTTGGGTTTTCCCCAATTGCTTCCAGCTTGGCCTTTGCCGCCTTTTGTTGCAAGGCATTGCCTCTGGACAGTTGCGCGCCAACGTCGGCCAATTGTGTGGAGCCAGCCAGGTCGCCTGCCGCTTCCGCCGTGTCGCCAAGAAGCTGCCAGGCGCCAGCGGCAGCAGACTGAAATGTTCCCGACACTTTGCCGCCGACGGCTTTGCCAGCGCCAACAAGTTGATCAAAGCCCGTGGGCTGAACCATGCGAGCGCCAATCAATCCGCCAGTCTCATCCAAGGCCAGCTTGCCTTCAGGTCGCTTGTACTCTGCCCGGTTTTCAAAATCGAAGTCAGAAGTTTTTGTTTGGCTAAGACGTTGAGTGTTGGCGCCTGTTGCCGCATCACGCGCAGCAAGCTGGTCAGCCAATTCGGGAGCCGCGCCTTGGGCAATGTACGCATTACGGCGCACTTCACGGCGAGTATCAAAAGCATCTGGCGCGGCGCGGTACTGTTTGTCAATGGTCTGCAATACTGAGCTTTCAAACCCTGGGGTTTGGAGCAGGGCAGCGCGGTCTTTGGGCGTGGCTGCGTCGTATTTTTGCTTTAGCTCTTTGAATTTCTCCTCGCTCACCGGCGCACCGCGTCGCTCAATAAGCGGCGCCTGCGAGGGAAGGGTTACTCCTTCAAGCACGCTGGCGCGCTTTGGCTGGGCGGCGGCAGCCGTAACGGCGGACCAATAGTCGTCGCCCATGGCGGCGGTGTAGTCTTCCGGCGGCGCGCTGGCCACGGGTCGCGCGGCTACGGGCGCGGGCTGTTGAACGTCGACCTTGAATGGGGTTACATCACGGCGTCCCTGGCTGGGTGGTGGCGGGAACTTGGCTCGCAGTACCTGAAGGATGGCCTCATCGGACATGTCGTCCGGAAAGTCGACATCCTCCCCCGTAGGGATCGTGATTGTTTTCATTCAAAGTTGCCAGTTTTTGGATTAAAAACTTTGTTTCGCGCGGGCTTGTTGGGTGTGTCCGGCTTGGGCGCGGGCGGGTTGGCTTTCATGGTTGCCGCATCGCTAAGCAGTTTGCGGTATTGTGCTTGCGTTGCAGTGATCGCATCCACCTCGACTTGCCAAGCTGGCATCTGATCTTTTGGCACCAATCCGTCGGCCTTTTGTTTCATTAGGCTGTCAAACTGGCCCTTCAGCGAATTCATGGACGCCGTAATTTTTTCGCTGCTGTTCTTGTTGAACATGCCACCTTGGATTTCGGCGTCGATCTTCTCAATGTCTTTGCCGTACTTCTTGCCCAGGGCGCTCAGCTCTCCGGCCCGCGCGGCTTCTGTGCCAATCTGCGCTTTGCCCAGCGGCGTGGTCTTGCTTTCGCCGGTGTACATGTTGTAGGTCTCGCCGCCCTCAGTGTTGAGGATTTGCTTACCGCCCATTGCCGCAACGGCGCCTGAGCCTTTGCCAAGTGGAATAGCGCCAGCCAAGACACCTTGGCCAATGTTTGTTTCTAGACCAACTTGACGGCCTTGCATCACCTCTTTGAAATCCTTCTTTAGGGCATAGGTTTCCTGCAAGTCGCCAAGCACTTTTCGTTTAAGGGCAAATTCTTCTTTCAAAGCCTGGGGCACTTCCTTAGACCCAGCAATGACATTTTCCTCGCCACGGTTGGGAACTTCTTGGGCGTAATCGGTAAAGTCGCCCGTCTTGTTGGCTTTGTAAAAATTTTCGTACTCGGCCTCTGACATGCCCATTTTGTTGGCCATCATGTTTGCGGCCGCACCCCCGGGGGCGGTATCCGCTGGTTGAAGGCCTGCGTCTCGGCCACCGGCGCGGCCAGCACTCTGATCGTCAACTGGGCGCCGGTACAGCGCGTTCTGCTCAGCGCGAAAGTCGCGTGTTTCTTGTGCCTGCGCTTCGCGATACGCGCGGTCGGCCTCGCGTTCCTGGCTGCGCATCAAATACTGGCCCATGGTAGACCCGGCATTGGCGATTCCCTGCCCAATGCCTGACCAGATTAAACCTTCGCCTGCCATAGTCATTCCCCTTTCGAGAAGATGGATGGGTCAATTTTGTCCATGCCCTGCTGAAGCTGTGACGTGTCGACACCGTTTTCGCCCAAGTAGCGCAGGATCATATTTTTGAATGCGGTTGCGGCTTCGGTGGGTTGAATTTCCAATTTGGCGGCTTGGCCGATGTCGATCACTTCTTTCAGGATCGCCATGGCCAACAGACCGATCAGCTCGCGCGGCACTTTGCCGTCAGTGCGCTCATCGACTGTTTGGGTGATGTCGTATGCGATGTCCCCCAAAGACTCGGTTTTGTCTTTGGCCAAACGCAATTGTTCCGCTATGTCCTTGGCCGCGTTTTGCTCGTACAGCACTCGCAAAGAAAACTTCATTGCGGCCAAAAAAGCCGGGTTGCTTTCGTCGGTCGCGGGCTCGCTTTGTTGGGGAGCTGGTCTTTGCTGATTGATGATTCCGGCCATGGTAAATCCTTTTAATTAAGCGGGGCGCGGTTGCATGTAACGACTTGCGATGCCCATAGGGGCAGGCGGCATTCCGTAATTTCCAACCGGTGGGTAATACCCAACTGGCGGCGCGCCAAGATTTAACGCGCCACCCACGTTGGCGTTGTATTTGGCCACGTCATAATCGCGTGCTTCTTGCGCGGCCTTGGCTTGGCCAGCTCCGCTTATTAAACCGCCGCCAATTTGCATGCCCGACTGGATCAGCCCGTACTTGACTATGGGGTCTTGGCTGGCCCACCAGCTTTTAGCGGCAGCGTCTGTTGCCACTTTGGCGCCACTGTTTGCCATGGTCGAAGCGGCTTGACCGGCTTCCGGCAGAAAAGTTGGGGCCGCGTTGGCGCCAGTGCTTGCCATGCTTGAAGCCGCTTGCCCAGCTTCCGGAAGAAAAGCTGGGGCCGCATTGGCGACGGCCGGGGCAAGCGTGCTGGCTGCCATCTCACCGGCCGTGCCAGCCGTGCCAAAGGCGTTACCAATGCTACTTGCTGCGGAGGCAAACTCGCCGCCAAGTGCCGAGGACCAAGCTCCGGAAAGAGTGCTTGCTGCGCTGCCTACTCCGGCCCCCATGCCGGACAAGAAACTTCCCCCAGCCGCTGACGAGCCAAAGCCGCCCGCCAGGGCTGCACCTCCAAAGTAAACCGCGCCAGCGATAATAAGGGCTTTGCCAAGGTCTGACTTTGCAATGTCGTTAACAAAATTGCCAACGCCCTTTGCAACGTCACTGACGACGTTGACCACGCCTTTAACGACACCGCCTATGGCGTCACCAATACCCGAAACAATTTTTGACATGATCAAATTCCCCGTACATAAGAGAGGGTTAAAGATTCCCTGGAAAAACCAAGGCGCTTAAAAAAGCGCACAAGACGTGGGTCCGCGCCAGGTTCCAGCGTAACAACGGCGATCTTGATGGCAGACCGGCTTTTAACCCAGGCTGCAAATTCGCGAATCAATTTAACGCCCGCGCCCTTGACCAGGGAGTAGTACAAAAGCACAGAGCACTGCATCTTGTCGTACCAAAAACTTTTTTGGACACAGGCCGCAAAGGCCGCAACAACTTTTCCGTTTTCATCTTCAGCAACCCACAAAAAATGCGCTGGGTTCATGCAAGCCTGGGCCATCCGCGACATCGCTTCTTTGTCAATCGTTACCGGCAACGGGTCTTGAGACACCGATATTTCGGCGATCTCAACAATCGCTGGCACGTCTGAAAATTTAGCTTTGCGGTAGATCATATTAAAATGTCAGCGGGATTAAAGGCAGCCGCAGAACTGTTACCGGCAGCCGCAGAACTGTTACCGGCAGCCGCAGAACTGTTACCGGCAGCCGAACCAGTAGGCGCGGGGTTAGAAAAATCTGGTATTTCGCCTTCGTAAAATTTATTTGCCCACGCCACCTGGCGGTTGGAATAATCGATGACATTTTGAATGGCCCTAGTTTTAGGGCTGCTTCCAGGAGGCTGATTGCCGTCAACTGTTGAACTCAAATTGCTATCTGAAATAAGGCTGTTTACGTTTTGCAGTGTCATGTTGCTGAGCTGAGCGGCGTAAGACGACGGCAATTTTTTAGCGTCTAATTCGTAGGCATACCCCATTTGGGTCAATCGATTCTGATTCTCTTGAACCTGGCGCGCGTTAGTGTTGGCCTGCTCAATGTTGAATTGGCTGCTTTTTAAAGCCTGATCTTGGTCAAACCGATTAGTAATACCGGCCTGTTCTAATTTCACTATTGCTTCGCGAGAAGCAATTTCTCTTGCTTGCAACGTGTTTTGGCCTTGGCGCACTAACTCAGCTTGGCGTGAAGTAAAGTCGTTTTGTATTGCGTTTTGGCGACCAGTAAATTCTTGTCTGGATTGTTCCAGCGCTTGCTGCGCGGTAATGGTTTTGTCCGCCAACATGATTTGCTGTGCGCGGTCTTTCTCGTTTTGCGTAGCCTGGAAAGTTTGAGCGGCAGAGGCC